ATAAACACTCCATCTATTACAAATCCCATACGAACGCTTCCTGCTCCAAGCCATTCTAAATCCATCCATAAAATTTGTGCTTTAGAAATATCAAGTGTGATGCCAGATTGACCGCTTCCATTCAATGTATCCCCATTCCAATTAGACTGTGCAATTCTGGTATTTACTGTTGATCCACTGACAGAACTTCGTTTTACCAAATAAATATCACTTCCATCAAGTTCAACATAAAATCCGTTGGCAGATCCAAAATATCCAGTTCTTTGTCTTAAACCCGATTTGGGTGAATTCATTGTAAACGAAGAAAGAATTTGCAAAGATTTTCCTGGCTGGTAGGGAAATACCTTTGTAGTTTCACGATAGACATAGTTGCCAGATGTAACTCCAATTGTCAGATCAACAAGACCTTGGTTGGTATTGAATGTTGCAGCAGATCCGCCCCCATTAACACCAGTAACCCATAAGCCATTATCTCGGTATCTATGAGTTGAATCAAAAAGTGTAAATGGGTTAGTTACGGTTAGTCTACCAAATGCGTCTGTAGCAGTTGGTACAAAGCCAACTTGATTATTGTATAAGTATGACATTATATGATTCTCCATCCATTTCTATAAATGAATTGTAATGCACCATTGCTAATATTTAAAATTGCAGATTCTTCATTATCTATGAAATCGTTTGTATTGCCAGGAACAATTTCAATGTAACGATTCGCATATCCTGCTTGTCCTGATTCATCTTTTACAATAATTGTTTTACCTGTTGATGGTGAATCTGGTAGAGTAATGGTTACGATTCCTGCGTAATTAACGCCAATATAATAGTCCAATGATGTTGCTTGATATGAAGAAGTAGTAACACCTGTTGTTCTCTGAAGTCCTGTCGAACCCTGAGGTCCAACGACATAACCAGCATTTATAACAGTCGCATCGGTAAGGGTGATTATGAGATCACCGTTCGTATTTACATCAGCAGCAAATACACCAACACCAATTTCTCCTGCTGGACCTTGAGAACCAGTAGCACCAGTTGCTCCCTGTGGTCCAGCAGGTCCTATTACACTACCAACATTATCAGTTGTAGAATCTGTATATGTCAGTATCAAATCACCATCTGTATTGACGAAAGCATCATCAATAGACACAGCAGCGGTATATTGAATAGTATCATCAGGGAATATAATTCCCGTTCCGACAGATCCACTCAAATCTAAAGAAGCAGGAATAATTAGATTAGAATCATCGGGATTTAATTTAAAACTGGGAGATGCTTCTAAATCGGTTGCACCATCATTTGCATATTGAATGGATCCTTGTACGGACTTAACTGTTATGGCAGAACCACCACCCCCTCCAGTTACAATCTGAACCCACTGCAAAGAATCACCATCATCAATGTAAACGAAATATTTACCAGTATCACTTTCAAACCAACGATCACCATTGATTGGATTTTCTGGTGGATCTGGTGCATATGTAAATCGGTTTGCAACTGTTGTGCCACCACCAGATATGTCTATGTTAACATTCTTACCGTCAGAAGATACTGATGAAATACCCGTTCCAGTAAAATTAATACTCTTTACTGCGGAAGATAATCTAGTACCTTCGTGTTTAATTATTACATTTCCACCACCACCACCCTGAGCAGTGTGTTTTTTACTTACATCATTAAGAAGATCATTAAAGAATTTTTGTTCAACCGATAATGTTTTATCTTCTAGTTTCAGAGGATAAACAGCAGTAGCAACTCCTACTTCTCCTTGGGGACCGATCGGACCGGCAGGACCAACAGCACCTTGCGGACCAACAGAACCAACTTCTCCACGGGAACCAATAGGACCCTGAATACCTTGTTCACCCCGCGTCCCCTGAAGTCCCTGTTCTCCTCTTTCGCCTTTCTCTCCCTGTTTTCCTTGTAGACCTCGTTCTCCCTTCTTGCCAGGTACTCCCTGATCTCCCTTTTCACCTTTGTCCCCTTTATCGCCCTTAGATCCCTGAACTCCCTGTGGACCTTGGGAACCGACTTCGCCTGTTGCTCCTTGCTCACCTCGGTCTCCCTTCTCCCCCTTCTCACCTTGGGGGCCTGGTTCTCCTCGTTCGCCTTGTTGTCCTTGCGCTCCATCAGAACCATCACGACCAGGTTCACCTTTCTCCCCAGCAACTCCTTGTGGACCCTGTGGTCCTTCTGGTCCCATCATTCCACGGGGACCAGTTTCACCACGATCTCCCTTGTCTCCCTTTTCACCCTTTACTGGTTTGGAAACAACAGGAAGTGGTTGCTCTGTAAGAACTGGTGTTCTTTTCTCTGTTTTGATTACAGGTGGTTCGACAAACTCCATCAAAGCATCAATAATGCTTTCGTTCTTATCAACACCACCAGTTACACAAATAACTCTCAGATTTTGTTCATCGAAGAAATAATACTCACCTACACCACGAAGTTTAATCTTATATTGTGGATATTCTCTGGAGAGTTCTTCTGTGCAATATGCAAGAACCGTATCCTCTTTAAGATCACCAATAGACGCAGTGGTCTTGAACATATGTCCAAAACGCGCCAAACCTAATCTCAAAGGAATATCGGATACTTTCTTCATCATATTATTTATGAAACAAGTTGCTCCCACGAAACGGGGAAAAGCGGTTGAATTATGCTCCCAATCGCTTCAGCGTAGCAACGAACCTCCCACTGCGCGTGAGCGTCTATACGCTGCTTATAGACGCGGGCAAACGCAGATAGAGATCCTGTCCACCACCACTCTGTGTAGGTTGCCTGCGGTAGAATACCTCTTGCTTGCTCTGGTGCTACACCTAGGCCAAGAAGGTGATTGTATACTTTTACACACTCATTGGCTGCCTGTGCAAACCCATTATTTGCAATAATCTGCTCATCCGTGATGAACTCAGAACTACCCTGTTTTGCACCATTTGTTGGCGCACCTCTCCAGATAGGAGTATAGAACTGCGGTTCTTCCACGACATACCGACGAGATACTTCGTTCATAACAAGCCCAACTTGATGTTTACCTAATTGTGCTCTAATAAAAATTGGTGTTTTAATGTGGATGGTTATTTGTGGATGAGCGAATGGTGTCCAGTGATTATTTTTTGCCAAATATCCAATCAATTTCTTGTCTTTGTCGGAGAGTTTTCTTTCTCTCGTTCCTGTCCAGTGCGGATCACTGTCCCAATCACTTTCTTTGTTAAATGACACTCTTGCTGCATTAACGACTGTAAGGTCGGAGCCCATATGTTCGATGTATCTAACAAATCCATGATCTAGCACATTAATAAGTTCACTCATAATATTCCTTTTGCGATTTAAAATTTATGTTGTTTGTATTCAGAATGTTTTGCAAATATCTAACATATGGAGTATTAGCATTATTCTCAAAATAATTACTCCATCGTAAATTGGTTACATGGTTATTAGAAGCATTTCCATCAATATGATCTACTATAGGTAAATTCGAAGGATTTGGTATAAATGCTTCTGCTACTACTCTGTGGACTAATTTACTTCCTTGCGATCTACCATTTTTGTAAAAAGCAATACTCAAATGTCCAAAATCACCAACAGGACCTGCTTTTAATTCTTTTCCCAAAAATGTTCTTTTTCTTATGAAAGGTTTGCCACTTTTACTAAAATTTTTGTCTTGTATTATTCTTGTTTTTGATCTTATTTTTCCAGTATTTGATACTTCATAATCATCAAACCCAACAACATTTACCCATATTTCTTCCATTTTAATCTCCTAAACAGTTGTTTAAACACAAACATATTTAGGAGAAAACATTTTTACACCTTTATACTTTCTTCCATACCGACAATCTCAATTCTGCGCTCAATCCGCTATAGATGTTTTTGTTAATCGTCTCCAGAACCTCTCCGCGAGACATACCCGATCTGACCATATCGTTCACATCCTTCTGTGTTATATTGTCAGGCCAGATGCACACCCTGTAGTCATTCTTGATCAACTTGTCATATTGCTTGATCACTTCCCTGTTTCTTGGTTCGTTGTCTAGAACAAATACTGGTTTCTTTACTGAAGGATCCAATTCGTGATTCATACCCAAGATGGCAACAGCATTAGGTAGGAACATAGAATCAATAGGTCCTTCCGTCACATAAACAGTAGAGTTAAAATCTACACGATCCATTCCATACGAAAGATATTCCTGATTCTCATCGAACTTTATCGTGATGTATTTTACTTCACTTGGATAGATCGCTCTACCCTGAAATCCGATCAGTTTCTTCTCCGAATTCCGAAGTGGAATAATCAATCTTGGTTCTTGACCAACTGGCTTGTCTGGAATGTACCTGTGAACAAACTCAGCAAAGTTCTCGGCATAGAAAAGATCCGAGTGAAAATCCATCGGAATCTTTCTAGAGACGACATACTCCTTGCATTCGTGGTCATCGGCAAGTTCCACCACCGAAGGTAGATCAATTCTCTTTCCGTCGAATGCAGGTTGCTCAAACTTAAATTCAGGTTTTGCATAGTTGGAATGGCCATTCTCACCTTTCTTCCATCGCTCCAAGGCATATTCCCTGCACAGAGCAGGAGACACTTGCTCCAAAAACTTGTAGAAAGTTGTGCTTACGCCACAGTTGTGGCAACGATAGAAGATGTTGTTTCCCTTTTGATAGAAATATCCTCTTGCTCTGTTCTTGTTCTTCTGCGAATCACCGCACAAAGGACATCGACAGTTGGCAAGGTTGTCCTTCTTCCAAGCGAACTTCTCCAAGGAAGAGGAAACCATAGAAAGAAACTTCTTATCAGTTATTATTGACATACATCTTGGCGTCAGGGAATGCTCTATTTGCCCATTCTTCCCACTCAGGAAGATCCTCGTCACGCACGAAAGGAAGGGCTGCTAGTCGTTCCTCGAAAGAACGAGTGTCATTATACGCGATGCTCTGCACTTGTCGATACTCTCCATCAAATGTTCCAGTCATTTACATTACCTTTCTTCTTGAATTTTGCGATAATCTTTTCACCGTGGCCAGAGGAACCTACATCGTCCTCTTCGCCAGTACCAATCAAATCATCCTGTTCGGATGCATCCACATTATACAATTTCATCTTCGCTCTGTTGATTCCCACCACGAACTTTCTGTTCTTTGTCAGTTCGTTGTATCGGTTCTTGAGTTGCTTGACCATGATCTGATTCTTCTGATCCAGTTCCTCTGTACCGATCAGTGCGAACATAAGATCGGCAGTGGCAGGAAGTCCGAACGACTCGGATGTATTCTCAAGACCAATATCGGTGTTGTTGTGTCCCGAACGATTCACCTGCGTTGCTGTGAACACAGGCACATTTCGTTCGATGGCAAGACCACGAAGTTCCTCTGCAATTGCTTTCACTACGCTATAAGAACTCATCGTTGCAGATGCCTTTACTCTGGCAGAAGAACAGATATTCAGATAGTCGATGAAGATGATGTCAGGTGTGAACTTCTTCTTGAGAAGCAACTCGTCAAGCAGATGTCGGAAGTGATTTACATGGGCAGTTGCCGTTGGGTATTCCTTGATAATCAACTTACCAGTAATACCCTTGGTTGCGTTGTAGATCTTCTTACCGTACATCGGTTTTGTAAGTTGCTTCATATCGTCAAGAGTGATGTCCATAATGTTGGCATCAATACGCTCGGCAATACGCTCTTCCGACATTTCACAAGTAATGTACAGTACATTCTTGTTCTGTACTAGACAGTTTGCAGCATGGTGGCAAAGGAAAAGCGACTTACCTACACCTGTACCAGCAATCACTACATTAAGTGTCTTTTGTGGTACTCCACCATTCGTAATTGAGTTAAAAAATTCGATGTCAAACGGAATTTTCTGTTCGACTTTGTGGTAGAAGTCATACCGCTTCTCAGCATCCTTGATGAAGTCATGTCCGATGTTCGTGTCAAACGATACGGATAGGGCTTCGGAAAGTATCGAGGGGAGAGCGGTAGGAGTACGGGTCTTCGACTTACCTTCGATGATCTGAATGGATTCCAGAATAGCGTTGTAAAGAGCACGGTCTTTACAGAACTTTTCAGTTTCGTCCACAAGCCAGTCTTCGTCTTCGGTTGTTTCCGAGAGATCTTGTACCAAGGTAGACGCCTTCTCGTAGTCCGTCTGCGTGAGGTCCTTGTCATTCTGCAAGGAGATGACCAGTGCGTCCTTATTAGGCAATCTGTTATAGTTATTGATGAAGTCATAAATCTTCCTAAAAACTTTTCTTTCACTGTTTTCCGCGAAATAATCTTCCTTAACGAATGGCAGTACGCGGCGAGAATACCCTTCGTTGTATATGAGGTTCTGAAGGATTACCTTCTGAATATTTGTACTCATTATTCCCCATCTGTCAAATTTTCCAACTGTTTAGTAAACTCCTCATCGGAGACGATAATATTGTTGTTTGTGATCGAATACTTCTCACGAACAAACTGCGAGAATGTCGGATCAGTCAAAATTGGCAACCAGAATTCCTTGGTGTCCGTTTCCTTCTCTCGGTACTTCTTTTCTTCACCTTTTCTTGCATACCATCCGTTCGATGGCTTCACTACATGACCAGACTCAAGAGCAATATCAAGAAGACCACTCCAACGACTAATACCTCCCTCGAAGGAAACGCTGATAGGAATCTTGGACTTCTCTTTGACATAACGAGACTTCTCCACATTTATAATGAAGTTGTAACCAGTAAGTTCGGTTCCGTCCTTCTCCTGCTGACGACCAAGGATGAAGATAGTATCGGCAGAATAGTATGATCCAGTACCACCACCAACGATGTCCTTTGGATACATTCCGATCTCCTTGTAGGTATGATTGACCACTACCATAGGAATATCCTTTAGGGTAAGATGCGGTGTAATCATACGGAATAGAGACTTGATCTGCTTGGCGCGAGACATATCGGCAACAGACTTACCCTCCAGAGCATCCTCGACTTCCTTCTTGGAAGCCAGATTACCGATGGAGTCGATCACGATGATGAGTCTTTCTCCACGATCAAGACTCTGTAGTTGCTGCATGATGTCGAACTTAAGTTCTTCCACATCCTTGATTGGCGTATGAAGAACTCTATCCATATCAATACCGAATGTTTCAAAATATCCCTGCGGAGTACCGAACTCCGAATCATAGAATAGCATAGCAGCATCCTTGTACTTGTCAAGGTAAGACTTCGCCATCAACAAAGAAAATGCAGTCTTGAAGTGCTTGCTAGGGCCTGCCCACATGGTGATGCCAGGAACAAACCCACCATCCAGACGACCAGACAGAGCAACATTAATTACAGGAACTGTGGTCTGAATCATATCCTTCTTGGTGAAGAACTTGGAAGAGGACAACACTTCCGAGTCCTTGATTGTAGAATTTTTCTTAAGTTTATCTAGAATACCCATCACTTAAGTCCTTTCATATTGTTTTTGACCGCTTCTATAACTTCTTTTATAGAGTTTGCTTCAGCAACATAGTTTTCATATGTGTCGATGTTGACATCTTTTCGCTTGTTGATTTCTTTTATGGTATACAGGAGTTCTGTTTGTTTTGTCTCAAGAACACCAAGAATAATGGCGTAATGTTCGTATTTTAGTTTATCCAAAAAGGGACTCCAGTGTATTAGATTTCTCGTGCTTCCAACCAATCACATTTGTGATCGTGGTAAGAGGTTCGAGAAAACTCTTCTCGAACTGCATATTATAGTCGATAAACCGCTCAAGATCAAGTTCCTTCGGGATGCTTCCTAGAAAAGAAACAACTCTGTCCCCAATAGTATTAGGAACCTTGAGATACACGAACTTGATCTTCTCTCCATCCTTGATGACAGGATATTTCTTCTGCAACTTCTTCTGCTTTATGGCATGATTGTACAGAAGAGAACCCTTTACATGGATGGGAGTAGACTTGCGATAGATTGTATTTGCATCGGCATACTCTGACATTCCCCTACAACTACGGGGAAAAGCAATCTTCTCCGCTGGCAACTTGTTAAACTGCTCACGGAACTTCTCGACAAACGAAATAAGATTATCTTCATCACCATTCATAAGAATGTCGATTGCTTTCTTAAGACCATCTCGCACTATCTGTGGAGTCGATGATCTTGTGGTTTCGATTCCCATGATCTTCATTTCTGGCTTATCAAGAAGAACATCATCTTCACCCATATACACATTAAGCATATAACGCTTCTTGGCAGTCCATATTCCCTTGTTGCAGATAGACTCTCGCTTCATATTCATCTTCTGCTGATATGCGTTCATCATCAGTGCAAGTTCTTCATACTTCTTCTGAATGAATGGGGTCAGAGATGATTTGCAAGCCTTGTCCAAGAACTTTGCAACTTTTTGATAATCCTGAGAATGAACACCAGTTGGATAAACCTTATCAACTAACTTGTCTAGACAGATGTAAACAGAATCAGTATCGCTGGCGATAATATAGTCCTGATCCGTTGTCTGACAGGTCTTATTGAGAAAATCATTTAGATGCTTCTCAATCCAACGAATAGACAACTGACCAGAGATGGTGATTGCTTCAGCAAGATCGAGGTCATAGTAGCGAAAGTATTGATTTCCTACAGCACCGAAAGCAGAGTTAAGTTGAATCTTACGAACCAACTGAAAGTTGTGATACTTGGAGATGTCGTTATTCAGTTGCTCGACTTCCTGCTTTGTAAGAGTATCTTTCTTCTCCTTCAGACTTCTCTTACATTCCAACATTAGTTTCTTGTAGTGCTTGCGCTCTTCGTACATACTCTCCATAAGAGATGCGAGGAACCCCTGCTTATCCTTACGGAAAGCAACACCATTCGCTGCGATTGACAAATCGTCACTTTTCGCAGCAGAGAGATAGTCGTGAGGATCTACGAATGTTTTCGTTTTTTCACCATTCACCATACGAAGTATTGAGTCGGGAGATACACTTCCTCGACTATAAACGGGATTTTGGTGCTTCGTCTCAGGAGAGATGTTGTACTGCATTATGAGATGCGGATACAGAGAATCCAAGTCGAACGACACGATCCACTTGTGCATTCCTGTCTGCGGATCCTTCACATAACCACCAGCAAACTGCTCTTCCTTTTCCTCGGCATTCTTCTGAGGAATGACGATGTTGCGATCAGAAAGATAGTGATAGATGATGGCATCCCAAGTGCGAACCTGAGAGAACACATCATTAAAGTTCACCTTGGCGTTATACGCAAGAGCAATACCCAGTTCCAACAACCGAAGTTTCTTCTCCAACTTCACGACAAGTTCGACATCAATATAGTTGTATTCCACGAACTTGGCGAAGTCCTTCTTGTAGAACTCCTGAATGTTGGAGTAATCGTCATACGAGATCTTGTTCTCTCCAAGTTCCACGGATGCAATATGATCCAACTTGTAGGACTCGCGTGTGACGAAAGTGAACTTACGATACAGATCGAAGTAATCCATCGTGGCAATACCAACGATGTCATACACCGTATGCTCTTTCTGCATTACCGTGACTATGCGCGTCTTGAGAGTTTCCCAAGGGGACATTCTCTTCGACTCACCTTCACCAAGTACCTTCTCGATTCTGGAAAGAAGATACGGAATGTCATAGAACTGAATGTTCCAACCCGTGACAATATCACAATCCTGGTCACGCCACAGAGCAACAAATGCCTGAAGAAGTTCGTCTTCCTCTTCGTAGTCGATGACAATATGATCTTCGGTCATCTTCTTGGCATTACCAAGACACAGAGTGTATGTCTTCTCCCTGTCTCCCTGCACGAAACGCATCGTGATGACATTCACCCTCTGATCACACTTCTCAATCGTAGGAAAACCATCCTCACACTCCACTTCGATGTCCAAGTAGCACACCTTGAGAGCGGAAGGGTTGTATTGTATTTCGCCAGGAAACTGATCGTGAATGAAAGTATAAGTGAAATCTGTGTTTCCATAGATCTCCACTCCATTCACATCTTCATACTGCTTGACGAATTCACGACACTCTCGTATCGAACCAAAGTCGATACGATCAACATACTTACCCTCCAAAGTCGTCCAGTCCGTCTTCTTATCCGAAGGCCAGTAGAGATATGGATTGTAGTTTTCTACGATGGTAGAACGAACAAAAGATCCGTTGTTGGACTTGTATCCGCGACAAAGGATCTTTTCTCCGCGCACAAAGGCGTGAGTGTAGAATATCATTTTCTGTTCTTGCAGCAACCGTTGTTGAGGTATGGCGACTCGTTCAGCAGTCTTGGCTCAATATAAATGGGGGTTTCTTTTGTATCTTCTTGTTTGTTTTCAGCATCTTTGTCCGCAATATAAGCAGACAAAAGAACCATATAGTTAATGACATCAAGTATAGCATCCTCATGTGTTTCGTTATCCACCGTGAGTTTGCCTTCATTAATAAATGTGGAAAGTCTTGATATCTTATCCGTTACTCTCAACAATATACCGGCTTCAGTGGAACATAGGTTAAAAATCTCACCTTTTCTGAAGTTAGAATAGGGATCAGAACCGCTTGCATAATCGTGGTTTTTCTTTTTTAATATCTCAAATGCTTTATTTGTTAATTGATTGTGAGTATCGTATAGTTTTTGTCGTTTATTGTTCATCATAAGACCATCCTAATATATTGTTTCTACACCTATACCTCAAAGTGCTAGCCGGAATACCAGTTTCCGCAGAGGCTTCGTATGTGCTGTTCCACTTTTTATCTCCGTGTATTGGGCATTTTCCTTTGGATTTGCCCATTATACTCATAGATTTTAATCTATCATCCGACCAAGGTCCAATTTTTTCTCTCTTCATTCTTTCTTGAAGATCTTTTTGGTATTGTTCAGAAAAGAAAAATGTTTTAGACTCTTTTCTAGATTCGACTGAGGCTTTTGCACCTAAATCCGGTCTTCTATTTGCAGAAAGATTTATAGAGGAAGATTTTCTTTTTTTGTCGGAAATCGAACTTCCTCCTTTTTTACCAGCGACGGCCGCGCCAGATATAAATTTTCCATGGCGACAAACAGGATCATTCTGTTGTAGATGTATCTGATAATGCTCCTCTGGAGAAACCATTATTAAATTTTTCGGATCATTATTTTGTCTGTTTCCATCAATATGATGGATATGAAAACCTTTAGGTATTTTTACATTATAAAACTGTTCGTATATTTTTCTATACACTCTGGATTGTATCTTCATATAGACCTCCAGATGTATGTATACTTTTTAGTAGTTAGACTGTTCGATCACACTCCTGTGGATCCAAATCCACCATTACGATCAGTTTTCTGAACTGGTTTAGTATAACACTCATTCATCGCGTAGTCAAGTGTTTTTACGAGTTCTCCCTGTGCAATTCTATCTCCATGCTTTATCGTCACTCGACCAAGCGAATCGTTTTTCACCATAACGAAACACTCTTCCACATAATCCTCATCAATCACTCCTTCCGAGTTTGCCAATACTAGTCCTTGCTTAAATGACAACCCAGATCTTGCGTGTATTCTCACGGAGTGTCCATAAGGAATATCAAATATCAATCCAGTAGGAATAAGGACTCGGAAATATGATGGGATGGTGATTTGTGGTATGTTGTTTTCATCAAAAGAACAACACTCCAGATCCATAGGTTCATTCATGGCGGTAAACGCTTTGAGTTTAGAACCATCCAGGCATGCCGATATATCGAAGCAGGCCGAGTGTTTTGTAGCAAACGATGGGGACTTAGCGGTGTCTCTTGTCTTATAGAAACTCAGCAAATTTGGCATATTTTAAATCTCACAAATAACTATTGTTTCTGTTGGTTCCGTCACAGTATCTATGGTGTAACTAGTGGGATCGACTAACGAAATCATTTGTAGAACTTCATTTTCATCAAAAGTCAGCATCTTTCCGCTTCTTGGAAATGGCTTGATTGTGGAGAACACGACATACTTCTTGGCACGCTTTGATCCTTTTGCAAGAAGTTCTCGACACTGCTCCTTGTCACCATAGGCAAATACACCAAAAAAACATACAAGATCGTATTTCTTTCTTGCAGGAATAGAAGTATATGTCTTGCAGTTACAGAGAGCAAGAGATTCCTCTCTGATGTCCATCGCTTCATATGATATGTCACCAAGAACATTCTGCAATAGACAAGGACCAGATCCGACATCAAGAACAGAAGAAAACTCCAGGCGATTCAGAACAGAAAACCGTCTGAGATCGCCTGGAGAATATCCTACATCTTTTGCGTTTTTATACATCATCTGCAAAGATAAAATCACCAAGTGTCTTTATGAATTGATACACTTGGGCAATGTCGAGGCTTGATGGAAAATACTGCTGAACCATTTCAGCAGAGACATCGTACTCAAGAACCTTTAATGGACTTGCCATATTATCTCTTGCATCCTTGTCGTAGTAACCAGAGACAACCACATGGGCAGTTCCATGAAGACTGTCGAGTGAAATATCAGTGATCTTCCAATATGACGCAACTACTCCGTAATCGGTTCCGATTTGCTTGAAGAGTGCCATTATTCGAAGTATCCATTCACCATTACTTGACCTCTCCATACGAGGGAGGCAGTTGCTGCACCGTTGAGTTGCTTGAGAATGATGTGCATATATGTACCAGCAGGAACAACAAGTGGAGCATCAGTAAACTGCACATCGAAGCCTGGTGCCATGGTTCCTAGTGGTGCTGCTGCAAGGAAACTTTGGACTCCTAGCGGAACTCTCTTTGGCGCTACAGATGCTGACGCATCGGTGGTGGCAAGTGATACGGCAGATGATCCAACACCTGCTGCCCAGAAGAATGTTGTGGCATTTACGGCAGCAGCACCTGTCACAACAAGACCACAAACACGAATTGATGTGATATAGAGTGTCTTGCCTGGAAGTGCGTTGGTTCCAGTAGGATTTTGATATCCAAACATTATCCAATCGGTTTCGTTGGTTGCGTTTGCTGCAAGTGCAAATTGACCACCCAAAGTAGAATATCCCTGTCCAGCACCGCCAGCCGCAGTATTTGACGGAGAAGTAATTGATACAGGAGCAGTAGAATTGTTCCAGTTTGCAGTCTGTGCAGGTGTAGATCCCAATTGATTTTGATAAGCACCTTGTCCAAGACCGCAAAGAGCATGTGACCAAGGCTTATTATTATGTTGATCGCCCAAAGAGACATTGAGGAATCCAATTTCAACACGGCGACCAGTAGATGAAATACCAGTATTGTAGACGCGAGTGAAGATTGGTTGTGATGCGGATGATGTCAAGGATGGTTGTGCATCTGGACATCCAATTGACGCTACAAGAGTGTCATTCACCCAAAAGTTTGCAATGTCATTGTGAATAACGATGAGGAAGTGATTACACTCAGAAGGATCATATGCTCCAACACCAGATCGGACAGCAACATTGGTGGTATCAATTGTCGCTTCGGTTTCAGTACCACCGAAGTTCACGACTGCCTTGAGAACACCAGAAGTGTTTCTGCGGAAGAACACACCATCAGTCGGTGCTGTCGTGGTTGCAGCGTATCCAAGACCCCATTCGGAGATAGCATTCGTTGCATTGTGATTACCTTCACGAATCCATAGGTCGGTGTAGGTTGGATAGGTTCCATAGAGTGGGAAAGTACGGCGTGTGGTGACGACAGCATAGTTACCGTTTGCAGTTGCGTTACCGCTATTTAAAACAAAGTAACCAGACGCTTGGTTAGTTGTCATCGTTGAAAGAGACTGATTTATAATATGTGTAGCGATGGTAGTACCTTCAAACGATTGATTGTATAGCGTTTGATCAAGACCCACACGAAGACGAAAATCGTCCGATGCTTCTAGCGGAATCACGGTGCGTGTTCCAAGAACATCGCCAGGATCTGCCTCTGTTGAGAGTTGCACGAAACCCGCATTGATTTCTGTCTGTGGAGTCACTACTTGTAACTCGTATGTTGCACTGACATTCGCAAGACCCGCCGAATTGTTTCCACCTTTAATTTGAACGCCCATTATCAATTCTCCTTATTGTGCAAAGCACTTTACTGTATATTTTCCGTATGTTCCGTTTGGTGCGTAACCTATTATATCGAATCCTGTACCAACTACAAGATTATTTATCTCGAATTTGACTTCTTCTAATACTGCATCCTCTACATCGTGATCAGTTGATGTTCCGCCAAGAAGTCTACATGATATGCAAGAATCAGATGCAACCCAAGACTGTCCTGTTACTGTTTTAACAACATAAGTTTCTGGTTTATGATATAAATTAATATTTGTTATTGAAGTCCAATATTCTAAAGGAACAGTTGGAGTTTGAATATAAACAGCATTTATAGTTTCAGCAATAACACCTTCCGCAGTTGTGCTTGTACCACCAACAAATGGTGGTTTTATTACTAATCTTGCTGACCACCCATTTGTATCATCATAAAATGATTCGATACTTTCTAACTCACATGAGATGTAGGATGCTGTTCCCGTATCTATTGTTACTGGGGTATTTTCAATACCATATTTTTCTATATTTTGCAAAGAGGTATTAAAATCTACACCTAAACCATATATTGTTAATTGTATTTGATTAATGTTTACTGAAAAATCAACGGTTTGTGTCGTGGAAGTAGATACCACGGTCTGTGCAGTTAATCTTCCACCGACAGTAAGCGAATCTGTTGTTTTATTATAAGTAAGACCAGAATCACCACCAAGAGAGGTTCCACCATCATTAAACTGAACCTGAGTATTAGATCCTGCTGCTCCAGCGGACGCGCTGGCCCAAGAAAGCGTACCCGAACCATTTGTGGTCAATACCTGTCCATTACTTCCATTAGTGGTTGGGAAGGTATATAAACCAGTTCCCGTATCAAATGTAATTGTTCCTGCACTATCATTAACTGTCAATATAGTGCTGTTGCCCACACCATCAACATCACCTATTTGAATAGGACTACCTGATGTATTACACTTGATATTCATTCCGTTAGCAGAACCATCTGTAAGATTGGAATAGAATAACATTCCAGAACCAGTTCTTGAGAATGATATGTTTCCGTTACAGAGATTTATTACAGCACCGTTGGCATTTGTTCCAAGATTTACGGTGGTTGCAGCGGCGGTTCCCACATTGATAGTGGTTGCATTATTGTTGTACAAAGATGCCGAGCCTGTGGTAGTTGTTGTAATATCTCCACCGTTTACTGCAATATCTCCAGCAAGTGTAACACTGTCGGTTGTCTTGTTGTAAGTGAAACCGGCATCACCACCAAAAGTGCTACCATCATTAAACTGTACATAAGTATCAGAACCACCAGGCGAACCAGAACCAGATACAGTCGCCCACTGTAGGGTTGCATCATTTCCTGCAACTGAAGCAATCTGCAATACTTGATTTGCAGATCCTACTGCGGATGGAAGCGTATAGATGTTGTTGTTAGATACTGTTGCTGGAGCCTGAAAGGCGACATAGTTGGAGGAATCTGAATCAGCAAGACGCAAATCTCCCTGCGAACCTATCTGTAGGTTCGTACCGTCAAAAATTAGATCAGCATCACCCTTGAGGTTCTTAGTACCACTGTCATAGAACTGAATTTGCTGATTTGTAGGAGATGCCATAACACCAACAGTTCCACCAGCATCTGGTAGAGTGATCGTCCTATCAGCAGTAGGATCCTCGACAGTTAATGTGGTTTCGTTAGTATTGTTCGTTGCTCCTTCAAATATGATGTTTACAGGAGTAAAAGTAGCATCATCTGCTGTCTTTCGAGCAAGAAAAAGATCTCCACCAGCAATCTCGACTACACCTGTTGCTCCATCTGTATTCTCCACAGTAATAGAGGGAATGCTTCCTTGGAACAAAATACCCGTAGTGGGTGCAAGAATAACCTCACCATAAGGAGATATGGTTATATGATTGGTAGATCCGCTATTTGTAACTACACTGGATGCTGTGTTTCCTAATGTTAAAGTAGCATTTCTTATTGCAGCAGTTCCGCTCGTTGCTCCCATCGTCAGAGTGGTTGCAGCACCACCAACACTTAAATTAGTAACGGTAGTATTGAAGACCGTAGCAGTGGTGGCACTTGTGGTTATGTCACCACCGTTTACTGCTAAATCTAATGTAGTTGTGAGATTGTTCCTCACCAGTGTAGTGCCAGTGGTTGCACCAAAAGTCAGAGTGGTTGCGCTACGAAATGCTGTAGCGTTGGTTATGGACGCACCATCAAGCAAGGCAACAGTGGATGCCGTACTAGTAATATCTCCACCGTTGACGGCGAGATCACCAGTAACAGTCAGAGTATCCGTTGTCTTGTTGTATGTAAGACCCGAATCGCCACCCATCACTCCACCATCATTAAACTGTACTTGAGTATCGGAACCGCCAGGAGCAGAACCAATAAGATCGCCGCTACCACCAGCATTACCGATGTATATTCTTTTGTTAGTGGTGTCTACTGCCAACTCGTATTCAGTCAGTCCTGTAGATGGTGCTCCCGATCCTCGTTTTGGTTTGATAGTTGCCATTATTTCTCCAGAATATAAAGATCAAATCAGTATGTCTGACCGTCTAGTGATTCTTCCTTCTTCTTGGACTTCTTTTGTCCTTCTACCTTTGCTTGCAGTGCTTCAACCTTTGCCTGTAGATCTCTGTTTTTGGCCTGTTCTACAAGCAAATTTACTTCCAAAACAAGATTGTTATTCACAAGATCTTGATATTTCTTCTGTAAGACAGGTATGACTACTGTTTCACTATAGTTCACTTCGCTCATTATAAATCTCCTTTACATTATGTATCAGAAGGTTCCACCATCCACGATGGCTTCTACTTTATAGGCAGTCAAAACACCAGTGGAAGGAACATAAGAAAGAACAGAAAGACCTGCTTGAGCAGTGGCATCAATCTTAAGAGCACCAGAAGCACCAGAAGCAGCAAATGTCAGATAAAGAGCAGTGTTGTCGGAAGAAGTTGCTTCAGTCAGTCCGACATTAGTTGCTGTTGTTGCAGTGGTCGCTGTTGTAGCAGAACCTACCGAAAGAGAGGACTGAGAGGTCCAAGTCGGAGCAGCGGCTCCAGCAGATGTGAGAACTTGTCCAGATGTGCCAGCGGCAGATATTGCCATTGCAGATGCGGTAGAATAAACCACACCACCGTTTACTGCTGTGAGAGATGCATTCGTACCACCGTGAGAAAGTCCAACATCAGTTGCTTCCCAAGTACCAGTACCGATTGTACCAACAGATGTTAGAGAAGATGCAGTCACACCAGAACCAAGTGTATTCGAGGAAAGAACACTTGTTCCGTTGATGTAATACGCCTTACCAGAAGCAAGATTGAGATGCTCGGAAGAAGTCCAAGCATCAGTGGCATCTACCCAGTTAAATGTCTTATCGGTTGCACCCTTAAGAGTAATACCACCACCATCAGCAGTAAGATCAGAAGGTGTGGCCACATCTCCGATTATAACATTCTTGTCTTCCACGACCAGATTGGTTGTGTTAATATTTGTTGTCGTACCATTTACAGTCAAATCACCGCTAAGGGTGAGTCCTACTGCTGTGATTACACCAGTGCTTGGGTTATAAGAAAGTGGTGTGGTGGTGTCATCGACATACAGAGTAGAACCAGATCCAGCAGTGGTAGACATCACCAAATATCTGGTGGTGTTGGTGTTGTCTGAAGTTGTGGTTACGGTTGTAGCAGAAGAAGCATCCGCCCAAGACAATTGAGATATATTAGAAGAAGGAACAGCAGCGGAAAGAACTTGTCCTGCTGTTGGATCTGTGGTTGGCATCAAATATGTGATGTTTGTTGTTCTAGCAGAACCACGGAAAGCAGAGTAGTTAGAACCATCATCTGTATCTTCCAACAGACGGATTTCACCTGGCGCAGTTGCACCTTGTCCAAAGTTAACGACACCAGTGAAAGTTCCACCTGCCTTGGGCATAAAGGTGGTGTTGATGGCAGATTGTGTTGCTAGTTTTACTGCACTTGTCCAATCGCCAGGAGAGGTCTCGATTTGAGCACCAACCCAGATCGGAGTCGTTGTACCATCATCTGCGGTTTTCAGCCAGATCTTGGGTGTACTGGTATTCGCTGCCAACTCACCAGAGTTGGTTACATTTGCTGCTGTAGGATCGGTTGTACCTCTTTTGATTCTAATTGTAGCCATTTTCCACTCCTAATTTTAGAAAGTCCCACCATCCATAACCATATTTTCACCCAGATATTCCAATTCAGCGTCTGTTCCGCCCCGAACCCCGACATCAGTTTCCAAATATCCAGAAACTATGAGGTTCCCTGTTATGTATATGTTTCCGTCACCCCCTGCAACCAAGTTAGTAACTCCGCCAATACTACCATTACCAACACTAAAATTCATTTCTAATGTATTTGATAGATTGATTTGTTGAGATTGAATGTTTAAAGGACAGGTTATTGTACCTATTACCAATTCTTCTGTCGGTGCAATTATTACATTTGAACCATTTATATAAACCTTGGAATTTAAACCTTCCGTGTCTATTTTTAAAATATCTATTTTAACACCCGATGCATTCTGTAAAGTACTCATTCTAAATGCATTTGGATTATTGTCTTGTAGAGATATTCCAAAAAACTCGTCATTTGAACCATCATATAACGAGGTAGACAAACCAAGATACATACCACTTCTTAGTAAATTCTGTAATGTGATCAAATCTGTAGTACCAGTGGAAACATCTAGAAAAGGCAACTTGTCTGCTTTATTGATACTCGTGTCTGTTCTCGTTATTGTAAACAAATCTAAGTTGAGATTGTTGTTGGTGTTTATATTAACACCCTCACCGCTACTGTAAACATCCGCAGTGAAATTGTAATCCGAAATCAAAGCAGGGGATGCAGTACCATCACCGATCCAGATCTTCTTGTCTGGAATGTTTACTGCCATTTCACCCATTTCTAGATCAGTAGGTATTACTCCAGAGGTAGTGGAACGCTTGGTTCTTAATACTACGGACATCAGTAGAACCCTCCATCTATGTCTATATCACCCACAGTAGCGGTTCCTGTGACTGTCAGATCTCCGTATATGGTAGTTGCAGTTATTCCATCAGTGGAACCATCACCAATCTCTATGAGTTCTGCTGCACCACCGATACTCAGATCTGTTATGTTTGTGTCGAAGATAGAGGCGGCACCCGTCAAACTGCTTTTAATAGTCGCAGGATACGATACGCTTGCTTCTGTATATGGGGTTATATCAATATAACTTTCTATACCTATTGGAGAAAGAAATGTCTGCTTTCCTTTTGTTGCACCATCAGATCCGAGTAGAGCGACTTTTGCTCCCGCTGTGTCCGCAAGATAGGCATTAAACGCAGCAAATGATTGTACAAATCCCAACTGTACGGTTGCTGGCTCTGCGCCGTTTGCAGCATATACTGTCTTAGAACACAAGAAATAGTAAACACCACCACCAGAATTGCCTGGAACCCATATGTCGCCATCATTTCCAGTTTGGTCGGGAAAACAATACTTTAAAGAAGCAGTAACTCTGTTTGCAAAATTGCTGTTAAAAGTAGTAACACTGTCACCAGATGAAACACCACCATTCGCATTAGTCCATGCACCAAATTCTATAAATTCTCTATTGGTGCCGGTAGTATCGGGTTGGGCCGTATCCGTAAGATCGAGTTTTCTTTCATATACACGCAAAGGCATCGCTGAAATTGCCTTCTGTGTGACCAAGACATAATCAGAAGGTCTATTCCAATCTGCCTTTAGAACAACAAAATTTCCATTAGATCCACCATCCTCTTTTTGAGGATAATACGCTCGTATCTCTGCACCGACCCAGAGAGGTCTTGTCTGATCAACATTTGTCGCTGGACTACCAGTGTAAGGATAGGCATTAGTATACTGAGAATTATCGAATGTAGTATCGCTTTCAGCGGTTCCTCCATTAGTCGAACCAAAACTGTCCATACCCAACCACAAACGATTAGGATAGTTGTTTTTTGCGAAACCAGTAAGACCGGTAGTTGATCTATAAAACTCAGACAACCCCACTATCTGAGCGGCAGGCATACCCTTAAGCAATACCTTTGCGTCAGTATCAGGATCTGTATTATCCTGTGTGTAATCGTACGGCATCACAGAGCCGCGCTTGAGTAGTAGATTACCAGTTCCTGCCATTATTCATCCTATAGAGTTCGAAGGAAACAGAAGTATTTAGTTAAGTATCAGGTGTATGATCCGCAATCCAAAGTTGCTCCGATGTAGTCGCAGTAGAGAGTTCCTGTCCCATTACCGACCTCATAAAACAGACCAGTGCTTGAATTTGTTGGAGCAGATGGTGTACTTTGCATAGTCGCGTTGGTCGCATCTGTAAACAGGTAAGCAGTGGCTGTATTACCATCCGCAGACAAACCACTCCAAGAAGAAGCAGGATTATTATCAGAACTGGAACCCAAGAAAGGAACAGGATACTTAGTAGTGGTAGCGTTTGATTCTGTTCTTACAGTTACTGTACTTGCAGAAGAACTACCCCAAGACAAATTACCAGAACCATCATTAGTCAGAACAGTGTTTGCACCACCCTGTGCTGCTGGCAAAGACAAAGTATACGATGTAGTGATTGCGTTTGGATTGATTGTAATATTTCCACTTGTGCTCCCATATAACTTTAAAGTTGTTTTATTCAGAACAATATCATCCACAACAGTAAAAGATTTACCGCTTGCGATACTGAAGTGCTCAGAAGACCTCCAAACACCTGTAGTACCTGATATAGAAGTGTTGTTCCACAATAAAGTTTTATCAGTTGTACCTTTGAGAGTAATACCACCACCATCTGCTGTAGTGGCATCATTAGGAGTGGTGACAGATCCAATTTCGATATTTTTGTCATCTACTGTTAAAGTCGTGGAATTTACTGTTGTTGTTGTTCCCTCGACAACAAGATTACCTTTAACATTTACTGTCGCGCCAGTGGATCCACCACCAAGATTAATAGTAGCAGTACTTGAACCAATATTTACTGTTGTGGCCGCGCCTCCGAGATTAAGGGTAGTGGCATTCGCGTTAAACACATTCGCTGTAGGGGCATTAGTGTTGATAGTCGCAGATCCGCTACCAGTGGCGCCTCTGATGTTAAGACTACTACTTCCACCTGTTTTTCCTATATTTACTACAGCACTATCATCACCCAAATGAATAGTGCTTGCACCACCAGTATTTGTTGTTGCTGATGTGCTACTTGTTCCTATTCTTACTACAGTTGCTGTTGTTGCAAACAAACTCGCTTCAGAAGTCGTTGTCGTGATATCCGCGCTTGTTGCTCCGTTTACGGCAAGATCACCACCAACACTTGCACTACCAGCGATAGCAACAGTACCTGAAGCATTACCTATATTCATACCCGATGTTGCACCACCACCGATATTGACTGTAACGGCATTAGTATTAAATAGTGTTGCAGTACCAGTTGATGTAGTTGTGATGTCTCCACCATTTACGGCAAGATCACCCGTCATAGTCAATTTATCAGTAGACGGATTGTATGTGATACCATCAGAACTGTCTATAGAAAGACCAAGAGTACCGCCGGACAAAGCAAGTGGTCCTAATACCAAGTTATATTCTGCGTTATCACTTACTTCAGTTCCGCTAACAGTGGAAGCATTACCAGTAGATGCCCAAGTAAGAGCACCCGAAGTACCACTCGCAACAAGAGCATAACCGCTAGTACCAGATGGAGCATCTGGTAATGTCAGAGTGTAAGAAGAAGCAACCGAATCTGGTGACTTTATACCAACATATTGACTTCCATTTCCAGATGCTTCGAACAGTTGGACGGTTTTTGTAGTAGCACCTCCACCAATCTTAAGATCACTGGCAACGGCAACAATACCAGAACTATTTCCAATATTAACAGCAGTAGTAGCACCACCACCAAAGTTTATTGTAGTTGCCGTACTGTTCAGAAGACTCACAGTACTATTACTTGTTCCTAATGTGTTTCCTATATTTACGACACCATCAAGTGTGAATGTTGTTGTGGAGTCATTAAACGAGAAAGAAGAAGAACCCAAAAGATTTCTTGTCGTTGTATCGTAATATGGTATTCTACCATCAGTCAAGGCGGTAGATGTATCAAGAACACCCACAGTACCAGAAGCATTAGGCAAAGTTATTGTTCTATCAGCAGTAGGATCCTCGACAGTCAATGTCGTTTCAGAACCATCAGCAGTTGTTCCTTCGAATATTATATTTACTGGAGTAGAGGCTCCACCATCTGTTATTATTTTATTTCCTAGATAAAGATCACCACCTTCAATATTGACAAACTGATTATTTGTTCCCGATAATTGACCAGGCATTACAGTTAAAGTTGGTCTTGTACTACCGTCAACAGTAGCCTGACTTCCTCTTATCACAGTACCATTACCACCAGAAGCATTTATTTCTAAAGTATTGTTATTTCCTATTTTTTCGGTAGTCAATCCTGATGCACCATTAAGAATCATAGCATTAGTTGTGATGGTGTTTGTGCTTGGATTGTATGTAAGATCAGTATCGGTTCTTACATTTTCATTTCCTGTAGCGGCATCAACAAATGTGATATAGTGTGTGGCGTTTGTGCTGTTTGTTGCCGTTAGTTTTATATTTGTCGCAGATACTGTAGCAGAACCTGTGGAAGTGGTTACAGAAATATCTCCACCAAGCACACCGAGAGCAGTACCTATAGTGAAATTTCTGGTAACATTCGAATTAGAGATATCAACACCAGACAAAAAATCACCAACAGCAGGTGAGGGTTCGGTAGTAAGTTCGGATAAATCCAAACTAAAAGTAACTGTGTCACCAGAAACAGCAGTATCTACACCAGTTCCGCCAGTCAGGGTTAATGTGTCACTATCGACTATGGTTGTAGTGGTAGAACCATCAGAAACAGTAAACGAAGACATAGATCCAGCACCCAAAGTAGTGGTGGCCCAAGTATGAATTGCTTTCTGTGTGACGAGAACATAATCGGAGGGATTGTCCCAATCTGCTCGCATTACTACTGGTGAATCGGGAGGTGTATTGCTATTAGAATCACCGGTCGCATATACAGCGGTATCTGCTCTGATTTCAGCACCCATCCAAAGAGAACGATTGTTTCCACCAGTCGGTAGACCGTAAGGCATACTACCTATCGTACCACCAGGTCCAGTACCCGCTTCCGAAGAAGTAGAACCATAACCTTCAACACCAACCCAAAGACGATTTGGATAATTATCATACGCAAATGGTCCAGAAGCACTACCAGCACTGTTAGAAGGTCTAGATAAACCCATAATTTGAACAGCAGGCATACCATTTATAAGAGAAATGGTTGCGCTATTTTGTGCGGTAAGTGGCGTTGTCGTACCGCGCTTAAGAATTAAATTACCAGTTCCAGCCATATTCTAACCCCTTTGCGAAAAAGTCAGTAGTTTCCACAATCCATCAACATACCGTTTCCAAGATATTCCAACGCTTCATCCGTTCCACCACGAATACCTGTGTCCGTCTCCAGATAGCCAGTGAGTATGATGTTTGCATCTATATGTATATTTCCAAAAGCATCTGGTATTAACATAATAACCTGACGCCAATTGGCATTATCTGTCCCCCCAATCAGAGTATAGAAAGCATTATTTGTACTTTCATACACCATCATTCCAACCTGTCTACGATCACTGGATATACCTTCTCTTTCCGTCGAATCGACCACAGTGCGTAGACCACCAAGACCATACTTCGGGTTGGTTACTGGGTAAGTGTCCAACTCCGAAGTTGGTGCAATCGGTGCAGCAACTGTGACGGTATTCGTGATTGGCATATCAGGTTATATTCAGAGTGAAATCTCCATTAAGTTGATTAGTGGACTTGTATACCCTATAGGTAGAACTCGCTCCAGATGCATTCGTAAAGGTATAACTGGAAGAAACCAGAGGAAATGCTGGTGTCTGATCGGTCGTTCCTATGGATATGGATGTTATTGGGTTTAGGGAAGTGTGAACAAAAATATACACATATCCAGATCCTGCGGTAAGAGAAATACCAGATGCAGCAGGAGATGAACTGGAAGTGATGAACTGACTTGTTCCGTTGCTCAACTGTGCGTGATTTGTGATTGTAGTATGGTCGCTACTTGTGTTCTTACCGACATAGATCTTGCTTCTCCAAGAAATCGTCTGTGTACGAGTTGCCGCGGATCCTTCTTCCTGTGCAACACTTATTGTGTATATCAAGGTAGAACCAACTGTCGTAGTGGTTATTGCTGGAGGGTTCACGGATACGGATCCAGATGATGCTGGATTTGCACCACTCAAAACGCTACCAGAAAACCCACCAGAGTACACATATGTGATGTTTGTTCCCGTTGCAGTTGCGTTGGAGATGTTCTGCAAACTCCAAGTAGGATTCAAGGCAGTAGTGGGAGATGTCTGTCCTATCTCAAATACAGTCTGAGAATAGTTCATACTGAAAGATGACACGGATACTGCCAGATATGGATACAATATCCTCTCAAGAATGTCTATTGCAGTAAGACCAGTTAGAACATCACCCTGCTCAACACCACCTAATGTGATGTACACTGGTTCTGGGTTTGTCCAAGTTTCCGCTACTATTCCTGCGATATTATCAGCATACAGGGTTCCGCAACGAAGAATATCGACCTTGGATATGTCGTTGGTTATGATCGCTGCGTTAGGTAGTAGCGTTCCTTGTTGATCATAACCTCGCAATAGTTGACGCATTTCCGAGATTGTAGGTCTCGGTGCATCGGGTATTGGGAAGGGCTGAGCAACTCCATTTCTTACGATGTAGTTTTGTCTCTCAGCCATTTATCACCTCGTATATACTATACTCGTTTTGTTGCTCTGTATTTTGACCTTGAACACATTCACTTGATCCCTGACAGGTGTTATTTTAGGACGGACCTGCTCCGTTATTTTTATCTTGTTCACGGAGCCTCCACCACGAATCTACCCTTCAGCAAACAATCCACCACATCGGTACTTGTTTCCAAAAACAGGTAGTAGAAATAAGGACCAGGATAAACAGTAGTCATCGTTTCGGTGCTGATGGTGATAGTCACCTCTTCACCAGAAACCAAAATTGTTCCATAGGATCCTACAAGTGGTAAAGACAAATAACCTTCTTCGATATTGTCATCATAAGACAACTCAAAGAGATTCTTTTCCTGCGGAATGGCAGATCTTCTCACCACAAATCTTACATTTTCATATGTGGGGAGAATATCCAAAGCAGTATCATCACTTCCAAAGTACTGGAAAGCGATGGTATACTCAGAACCCTGTTCGGCATAAATGTCGTGTATTCCTGCAAGCATCAGTTCTTCTTTCCTATGTGATATTTAGGAATAAGTTGCCAAGCATTCTTATCCTTAAATGGAATGATTTTAATCTGATTTATTCCTGCAAACTTACCCTCTATACGATTGGGATCCACTATTTGCAGTAAACCCCATTCCTCCAATAGAGTGGCTATTGTATTTCTTCTGGCAAGATCATTTTCGTCTATAGAAGAAGAAAGTCCATCAAGGAGAAACAACTCCTTAAAATGGACTATGTAATACTTACCCTTCTTGTGCAGGATATGGCAGGATTGCCAGAGTTTGTTTTCTGTCTTGGAGGACACACCTATTCGTGTGAGAGTTTCCTTTATTTTTAGAAAATCATCTTCTTTCGGTAGTGTAACTTCTAATAAATCGTCAACTGAAATGGTAGCCATAATGTTCCCTCAAAAATAAAGGTAGATCCCTTTATTTATGAAAAAACATCATTTACGAGATCCGCCAATATCCATTTCTTTTTTAATATTAGAAATCTGATCCTTAGACAGAATACGAAGAGCCTCTCTGGCTCTCTTGTCCGAATATCCGAAGTAGTTCTTTACCAGTTCTATATCGTTACTTTCTTCCTTCTTTAACCACTTAGAGAAGCGTTTACGAGCACGAATGGAACCAAGGTAATAATCGTACTGAACCTTCTTGTCTAGGAAGTTCAGACGATTCATCTCGTTGGCGTGAAGTAAAGTGTCGGGGAAATACGATAAACACCTATTTACCACATACGGTGCATATGTCCTTTCCGTTTCTACATCGACCATCAAGTTCTTCTTGGAATAGTTGATGGAGTTGAGATATTCCGTCAAGTTCATTTAAAGTTGCACTCCATCATCAACTGAACGATGCAAGCGGTGAGATTAATCTCGTGATCCGCAACAAATGCTGCTTTGTACTGATAGTCGGCAATAATCAGAATGGCAGGAGGAATACTAGAAGGTTCCAAGTTCTCCTGTAGAGCATCATACATCTTTCGGAAGATATGTGAAGTATCGTTGTCTAGGTTCATCGTCACCCACTTACGAACATCCTGAAAGTTCTTACCCTTCATCGCCTTGATCAGTTCCTCTACGGCAATATCCCCCGCTTCGGACAGAATACCGACATCAACAGAACCTGAACGAGAATACCGCTGTAGTTCGTTGATAAGCCTACGGAAGTCGGGCGAATGCTTGACGATGAGTTTTGCAAGAACCTTCTCATCGAACTCCACCTTCTCGGAAGTGAGAATGAACTTTGCACGATCCATAAACTTGGATGCAAACTTCATCTTCTCCTTGCTGTCGAACTTAAAGTCGATGCAAGTGCAACGAGAATGAAGGGGTTCGATCACTCGGTTCTTGAAGTTGCAAGTGAGAATGAACCTACAGTTCTTGGAGAACTCCTCCATAAACCCACGAAGAGCGGGTTGCATCGACTGTGGATTAGCATAATCAAACTCGTCTAGGATCACCGCTTTCTTGTTTCCAGAGATGGAAATACTACTGGCAAACTGACGAATCTTTGTTCGCAGTGTGTCAATGTTTCCATCCTCAGAGCAGTTGATGAGGATCCAATCCGTGTTTAGTTCGTTGCAGAGTGCCTTTGCTACTGTGGTCTTGCCGCAACCAGGTCCACCAGACAGGAGAAGATTCTGGAGTTCACCAGAATCAACGATCTCCTGAAAGGTGTTCTTGAGGTTGTCGGGAAGAATGCAATCGACAATCCGCTGTGGGCGATACTTCTCCACCCACAGGTAATTTGCGTTGTCTGTAATCATAATCACTTATTAAAGTTAGAGTCGGCTTCGAGAGCGATCCAATAGTTTAGGTTCATCGACTGGTTGCTGAACTTACTTACAACCTTCTCACAGATCTCCACATCATAATCACCAGTGAGCAACTTGAGGTTCTCGATCTTGAAGAACATCTCAAACGAGTTGGAACCTTCATATTCACCTACACCGATGGAATATGTGTTGCTGCTTACATCTGCCTTATCAAGGGCAGTCATACTGATCAGAGTTCCATCATTAGTTACGGAAATATCAGACACCTGAAGAACGGATGCTGCCTTCTGCAACTCCGCAAACTTCTTCTGTGTCAGAGTGAAGTTGATGGCAGTAGATGGCATGTTGATCTTCTTGGTCGGAACAGTGAGCAACTTTGGTTCGCAGTAGTGATACTTGACCGAACCGTTGCTGCCGCTGATGCGAACATACTTCTCCTCAAACTCGAACTCTGGATCATTAAACAAGGAAACCACACCAAGGAACTTGTTCAGATCCCAAATACCAAACTCGGTGTCAAAGGTTTCTTCCACGGTTGCTTCTGCCAAGACATTCTTGACGGGAGAGATAGTGGTGATCTTGTTGCCTGGATGAACAAGAATGTTGGAGTTGATGGACGCAAAGTTCTTAAGGATGTCTAGTGTCTTCTTGGAAATTTTCATCGCTGTTGTTGTGCTCATAATATATTTCTCCAATCACTTTGGATTGCTATGCTGTGTAATATACTCTATACCGTACCGCTTTTCCAGTTCTTTCTTTCTGGAATTCTCACTTACTCCTTCTTCGGAAGGAGCATAGTCGCTAAATCCTGGCATCTTAAACGGACAGGAAACCTTTGGATAATCTAGTTTGGAATACTGTGACTCACCATTAATGGTCATGTTGATCAACTGAGTGCCTTTCTTGTCTCCACAACCACAAGCACCACAGTAATACGATCCTTCGTACTTTGCACTTTGTTTTCTTTCCGAGCAGGGAGGGAGAAGATCTGTGTTGTCCCCGTGACAACTGAAAAGCCTCAGAACCTTGGTTTCACCGCTGCATTCTTTCTTAGAAAATCCCTTGGAAAGAACTGCTTCTGCATATGTCTTTGCTTTGGCAAAGACAGAAGCATCTTTATGCTCTACTTTTTCATCTTTTAGTTTCTTGAAGGCTTCTTGCTCTTCTAGCAACTTTTTATTGATTTCTACAACATCTTCGTCGGTGAGTTTACTTTTTCTTGGATTTTCCATGGTCGTCTTCCTCGTAATCTGGGAAATCTTCTTCATCCACATTACCAAAAGTGAACTCTCGTAGATGCGCCTTTTCAGAGTTGCGAGTATTCTTCTTCATCTGCTTTCGTACTCGGCGGCGATCACGATCATCATAATCGTCATTATGAAAACTTCTACCCATATTATTCCCCTAATAGATCAGGAAATGCCTTAAGGGCAAGTTCCTTGCTGATGTATGGCAATTCCGTCTTGAGAATGATCGCTTCCAAGATCGGTGTTTCCGTCCAGTGTATTATTTCCAATATGTTGGAAAGTTTTCTGTTTCGAATAGCATCATTCTTGATGTATTGATTGGTATTCAAAAAGAACGGAATACGAACATATTCCCTGTGCAGACCACTGATGCTCAACCCTACAGGGGAATCATCTGGCCGATAAGGCGGGATGCTGGTGTATGATGTGGTGAACCTGTCATCATAGGCAAAACGAAGAAGTGCAAGAAGTGCAGTACCCTTGCTTCTTCGCAGAAAATCAATCTTGTCTTCTTCTGTTTGTAGTTTGCCTACTGTCAGGAAAATATCTGAAATAAAATCTGCTTGGGTTTTCATTATATCAACTCATCAACGCTTTCTAGAATAAGTTTCATATTATTCTTGACAAGATAATCAAACACCTTGCCCTTGTTTCCTGCATATGGAACAGCATATTCGTTGAGAATATTCTGCTCGATGTCCTCTGGTATGTATGCAAGATCCACTAGATTTTTGTTTCTGTCGAAGTTTCTTTCGTGTTCTGGGGGAACACCATCGAACGCCCAGTCGTTTACCTTCTTTGTAGAAAGTGGCTTCTGACGCTTGGTGTCGTTCACAAAGGTGTCGTCATCCGACAGAATATTTGGCACACCGTCACCAGTGTCGCCACGGAGAATGTGTTCGAACAGATGCTTCTCGGGATTCTCGCACTTCAGAAAGTCCTTGTGAATAGGACTGAACTGCACGATATTCGGAAAGCGTTGCAGTTGCTGAAAATCCTTATCGCTAGAGACAATAAGGATCTTCTCCTGTGTGTGAAACTTCTTTGCAAGAGTGGCAATAATGTCGTCCGCTTCGCAGCGGTCAACTCGCATATTCTTGTAAGGAAAGTTCTCCATAATCTCTTGACGAATCTTGGTCAAGATTTCGAAGATCTTATCCCACTGCTCCTTGTCCTTATCATGGGCCTTCTTACGGTTAGCCTTGTAATGTGGAAACATCTCCCTACGCCAAGGATTAGCGGAGTCCTGACAGATGACAAGATCACCGTATTCGTCCTTAAAACGAGTTCGGTACATTCTGTATGTGTTGATCACGATATGTCGAACGACATCTTCAGACACATCGTTCATATTCTTGTATTGTGAGAAGATACTTGCAATCAAAATTTGTGTATTGTCGATGAGAATCATTTTGTAATCGCTTGCAGAATAATGCACTGCTCGTTGACTTTACCGTTTACTGGCTTTTCTTTTGTCTTAATCTCGCCGAATGCGTTGTTGATGGCACGAATACCACCCAAGAACTTACTGACAGACTTCTTTGGATCTCGTACCTTCTTCATAGTGGATGTCTTGATGTCGTAGTTGAGAATCTTGTTTCCCTTGACACTCAAGCCACTTGACAGTTCCGACGAGTTGTATACAGCAACAACCTGTGTCTTGGTATTATACACCACAAGTCGGTTCGCACCGATTATTTCCGCAGGATTGATTGATTTGATGGAGAGTTCTGCAAACTCTTTCATATAAACCATCTTAGACACCAGTTGCTCTGGAGTCTTTTGCTTCTTCTTGCGGGGTTTACGATTGGTCTTCGCTACGCTCACCTGCTCCTTGGCAAGAGTGATGATCTCTGTATAGAAATCGGCATACTTTCTTAGACCTGGTTTCGACAACCAAGAGTATGCCTCCTTCATATCCTTGTCCCCTTCTAGGGCCAGATTGATGTCATCTAGACGAGGTTGGAAATGAGTAGAAATGAAATCCGCTTGAGCGGCTTTTACTTCATGTCGCTTAAACCATTCCACAAGATCATAAGAATGCTTCTTACTGTTCTTGAGTGCCACTGCCAAGGAATCTATTTCCAACTCCAAAGAACAAATAAGCCTATGTGCTTTTTCTTTAATGTGATCCTGTACACTCAGTTTTGGCGCATCTTCTACTGGTTTAGTAGCGGTTTTCTCCAAAAGATAGTTGATACTGTCCTTGAGTTTCTTGGATGCATCTTCTGGAAGAGACACACCACGGGACACCATTCTGCCATAAGCAGCGGCAGCGAAGTATTCGTATGCTTTCTTTGGTCCCTTGACTGCTCTGGAGATTTCATCTTTAGAAAAAGATTGCTTCTCCATATATTCCTTGATGAACTTTGGATACATCTTTGCTGGCGCATTCCTGTACCAATTAAGGGCACTAGGAATCTGGCCATCATCCGTTACATCGGGTTCGGAGCCAATAAGAACACTGATGGGATCAGATCCCTTACTGAGTGTTTTGTATCGCTTAGTCATATCAATATTCTACAACAAGATACACCGAAGTCAAGTCAAGGTTTCCAGAATACAAACACAGGTTCATATTTTAAATACCGCCCATCCACCTTGCAGTAGTTCTTACACTTAGGAATACCATCTTCACCGATACGGTTGGTTCCAGGCATAGGTTCTAGAGCCATCTTTACAGTCATCTTGTATTTCATTCCAAGTTCTTCTAGTATCTTTCTAGAATCCTCTTCCAGTGGCAGATAATCCCCCTTTACAAGAAGATCAGCAATATTCCAAAGCAAATAACGCTGTGGTCGCAACCACTCGACACAGGTTTCTAGAGTAGGTCGTAGAAACCCATCTCTCCAGTTTTCATATGAAGAAAACTTCTTGTAGGATTGATTAGAGTCCTCGGAATATGCCTCTCTATTAAAATATGGCGGAGAGGTGAAAACTAGATCTACTTTTCCTTTGTGCTCGGCGAATCTTTCATTATTTCTAATAACTTCTGATCCAAGCATATGGACTTCGTAAGTGTTTGTCTCGGAGAAGAATCCGCTTCCCCTGTATGTCTTGGTGTTGTAAAAATCCGCAATACAGCCGTATTTACCACACGGATGCATCCCTTCAGGATAGTTCTCGGGATTAGTACCCACATAATGAACTCTACGGTCATCACGCACAGACATAGCACCAAGAATACGACCACCCCAACCACTGGATGGGTCGTATATGACAACTCGGTCTTGGTCCTTGCAGTGTTCCGTGAACCGTTCATAGAGGTACTTTGCTGTGAGTGGAGGAAAGTTTACTGCCGGCTGTATGTATCCGATTCGAAACGAAGCAAACCCTGCTGGAAATACTTTTTCACCTTTTTTATAGATACGCAGAGCATATATTCTATCGTCTGGTAGATTGTCCGCATCGAATGTGGAATAATGTCTATAAGACATCTTTGATTTCCACTTGACGAACTGTTCTTTAGAAAGATGCAAGATCTTGTTTTGTTCGATCTGGAAATAACCAGAGTTCAGTCCCTCTCTTGGCTCCACTTGCTCCAGCATAAAATCATATCCAACGAACACAGAAGGATTACTAAAGAAAGCATCCATCCACTCATCAGCGTTATTCACATCCACTATGGAATACTTCTTGTCGTTGCGAATAGCAGACAGCGCGTGCTTGTACATAGAGTCACGACGAAGATGACGCATAGCACCTTTGACTACACGGGGAAGAAACTCGTCTTTTGCGAATAGATCGTAGATAGAATACCCCGTATCCTTGTCTGAATAATTGATACGAGTCTTAAACATATTGGAGAAGAACTGATCGACCTCCACACCTACTCTCGACTTATTGATAATCACATCGTCTGGTGTGTTGGAAAGTTGATCTGAGTTGGTGAATTCGTGTACAGGAAACGACTCAAGCCGATTAAACTGCTCGATGATTTCCTGCTCGGTCTTACCTGTTCTTGGCGGACAACCATTCGTATCCCACGAATGCAGGATTTCTTTTCGCATATCTCCCACCCACTTCTCGAAATCTTGTGGTGTCATTTCAAGAAGATCCTCAAAGAGAACATTTATCTTTGAGTTGATCACATAATCGTTGCGTTCATAATATGGTTTGTTCATTTTTTCTTTCCTAGATTAACAAGCAAAATAACTAGATCCCATATCCAAAAAAGTAAAAACACCAAAGTGGCAGAAACTATCAATCCAATATGGACTAGAAAATAAGTAACAACATCAAATATTGTATTTTTTACTTTTTGTAAGTACATAGAATTATACCTTTTCCATCACCATTATCAATCAAATAATTAAGATTAGATTCATCTGTCCAACACCCACAGTTAAGATAATGAATCTTTCCTATCATCTTATCTGCTGGTTCGTGAATATGTCCGCACACTACACCATCATATCCGTTTTGTTCTGCGTAGGTCGCAAGATGCTTCTCAAAGTTTCCTATGAACATCGTTGCTTTTTTAAACTTTACTTTTACATATTTGGATAAAGATGAATACTTAAATCCTAGTTTTTTTCTAAACCAATTATACCATTCATTTACATCAATCAACAACTCATATCCAACATCACCTATTTTAGAAACAAATGTGCCTATTTTATATTTACATACTAAGTCGAATTGATGTCCGTGAAGAACCAAATATCGTCTACCATCCGATGCAACATAATCGCATCTTTCGTGTAAATGCACTCCTCCGAAAGATTTTGATTCGGAAAAACGATGCATAAACTCATCGTGATTTCCCCAAATGTAATGAACTTGTCCGTGTTTTGCTTTCTTCAGTAATCTCCTAATGCAGTCAACATGATGCGTCTGTGTATCAACTCCCATCTTAAATACTTGTTTAAATCTCCAAATATCAATAACATCTCCGACTAAGTAAATACAAGAACTAGAATCATTTTTTATAAAATCAGACAAAAGTTTTGCTTTACATTTATTTGATGCTATATGCAAATCCGATATAAAAAGTGTCTGTTTATAATCAAAGTATGATTTGTTCATTTGAATACCTGAATATTAGTCCTGCTAGGGTTCCGTTCATCCACTTTACTGTACCAACTTCGGAGAAGCCACTTTTCTCATAAAAAGCAGTTGCTCTTGAGTTGTCTCCACGAACACTCAACCAAACTGCTGGCAAGTTGAGCGAAGATATGTAGGCAAGAAACTGCTTGAGAACTTCCTTTGCTTTACCGTTTCCTTCATTACCATTCACGATCTGATGAAGCATACAGTTGTTTCTTGGTATGGAGCAAGTTCCCACTCTGGTTCTCTTTTTGTATATACTGAAGATAATCACGACACCATCTTGATACACGCACCTACCGCTGCTTATAGCGCGCATCAGGTAATCGTATCTTATATGAGGGAAAAAATCTACCCTCTTTCTGAAGATTTCGTATATCTCCTTACTTTGTTCTTTTGTAGCAAATATCATAGCATTTTACTGAAGTTGTTCTTCTTGATGAAGGAAATGTGTTGCTGGAACTTGTCTTGCAAAAGTTCCTTTGATTTATGTGAGATGACATAGATGTTTGTGTCTGTACCGAACGACTTGAGAATATTGAGGAACGACTCGGTTGCATAATCATCCAAACTTCCATCAAGGACTTCATCAAAAATCAACAGATTACAACTCAAGGAGTTCTTGATGGCAGCAATCTTTCTCCAAGCAAACAGAAGAGCCAAGTCAATCTTACGCTTCTCACCTTCACTGAAACTATCATATGTGAAGATGTCTCGGTGACGGGACTTGATGGTTTCTTCGAAAGATTCGCTCAACTCAAACTGAACAAAGAAATCCATCTGTGCCAGATACTTATTGATTACCTTGTTCATAATAGGCAGATAATGCTTGATGATCTTACCTTTGATGCCACTATCCTTGAGAAGAGATGCTGCGATAGTGTGATAGTGAACATCCTCGACTATGGTCTTTCTGTTCTCAGTTGCATTAAGACCTTCTTGTACTAGCAGATTGAACTTTTCCTTCTCATCGTCCACATTCTTTGTATCGTTTGCCGCTTTATTGATCTGTTCGGTGGTCTTGTTGATTATACCTTTGGCAAAAGCAATCTTTGCATTATTCAACTGAATCTGCTTGTTTAGATCAGTTATTGATTTGTTTGTCTTGGAGTTGCTTTCAATATGATCTTTGATCACCTTCATTCTTCCAAGAACTGTTGTTTTCTTGGAACTTAGATTGGATAGATCTTCCTTGAGGACCTTTGTTATGCTTTGCTTATGTTCCTCGCAGAGATCTTGCTTACAACGAGTACACGAACTGTTCTTCTCATAGAAGGATATTTCCTTTTCCAACTTGCTCTCTTCCGTCTCTATCTTGGACAGTTCGATGTCCTGAATAGCCATATCCGTTGGAATGAGTTTTTTCTCCAACTCATCAACTTGTGTGAGCAGTTTTTCGTTCTCTTCAGTCAGAGTTTCTATTTCTTTTCTATACTCCTCAAGAGAACTGTGCGATTTCTCTATTTGCTCCTTGTTGGAACTCTCTAGAGTTTTCACCAGTTTCTTCTGACCCTCTGCTCTTTCTCGCAATAGGACTATCTTGGTGTCCGCATCCTTCTGCTGATCCTTTAGAAGAGACAACTTTCCTTTTAGAAGAATATTCATATTGGAGAATACATCTATATCCAATAGGTTCTCTACGACCGATCTACGCTCCGCCGCAGTTAGACGCATAAACGGAACATAGTTGGTGGAACCAAGAATAACCACCTGGCAAAAGGATTTGTAAGACATTCGCAGGATCTGATCCTCGAACATCTTCTGGTAATCCTTGTTTGTGGCATCTTGATCTATTAGTTTGCCATCTTTGTATATCTCAAAGAACTTTGGAGCAATACCACGACGAACCTTGTACTTGATCCCAGATACATCAAACTCGATTTCCGTCACACAATCTTTTTGATTGATCGAGTTCACTAGTTGAGGTATGTTGATGTTTCTATAAGGTTTGCCAAATAAACAAAACACAATAGCGTCAAGAACAGTGGTCTTACCAGCACCATTCTCGCCGCTAATCAGTGTTGTTTCAGTTTTGTTGAGTTGTAACTCTGTAAAGACATTACCTGTTGAGAGAAAGTTTCTCCAACGGATCTTCTCAAATTTGATCATAATAAATCACTTCTTGTGTTTTTTATCTTCGTGATGTGGTTTGTGTGGTCGTCTTTTCATAGAAATCTTACGACGACGATTTGCTTGCGAACGCTTTCTTCTTGCTTTTCTGGCAGCACGGCGTGCTCTTCTCTTCATTTTCATCAGATCTCTGGAAGATCTCTTCGCACACCTACGACCTATCTTCTTCTGCCCTGGAGGGCACTTAAAGATGATCCTTCTCTTACCCTTGCGAATGACGACTTTTCTTTTGGCAGATGCTTCCATCAAATCGGATGCGGAAGCAGTATCTAGTTCATAATCTTCCAGTTCTTCCAATACTTCGTCAATCGGATCATATACTTCCACACCCTCTTCGATTATACCATATGCGAAGTCGTTTTCCTCAAGAAAAATAGTAAGTTCTTCCACAGGAATAGTATCGGAAACCAAGATCACGCGATCATCTGTTTCTACGATTTCCAGTAGACCAGTGTTTTCACGCAACTGGTGTAACTTGTGCATTTCCTCTTGTAACTTGTAGCGCATTTAGACCCTCGGTATACCAGTCAGGAACATTACCCATCTTCCACTTAGCGAAGCGGGACTTCTCATTTATGTAGTATTGGCGATACGCTGTGACAGGATCTGGATCCTTGTATTGTGGCGGCATTGCCTGTGGAAACTCTGTGAGAATATTATGCTTGTGATGAACAAACATCTTTGGAGTATGGATCAAATAGTCCCAATATAGAGATTCCATCTTGTGTACTTTACCGTAACGCGCAGTGTATTCTTGCAATAATTGCATACCGTGACGACACAACCACTTGTAGTTTTCCCGTGTCTCTATACACCAAGCAGTGCAGGGGTGATTTGGCATAACCGCTTTACATAGAATATTGTCCCATTCTGCATCTGGCATAACATATTTCTTATACTTTCTACCAGAAGCAGAAGTGCTATTCAGAGGCACACCGTCAAGTACACGGTGTGCGGTGGAAAGCATCTGGGCGGTTTCCACGATCATCTTGACCACATGCTTGTCGCACATCTGTTTAGCAGCAATATAAGGATCATTGGCCAATACAAAGATATTCATAGTGTCAGGCTTTCCATATAGAGTTCTTGTACGATCTTCTTTAACTTAGATTTGTCATCGACTTCTTCCATAGAGTCGATCTCGTTATTGATGATTGTAATAGTATCTTCTGTCGTGTCAACTATATCTTCCTTGGAAATCTCAATCACATCTTCTATAAAGGTCACGGAGGTAGGTTGTACCGAATATATGGCATCAACATACCGATCATAAGTATATGGTTTTGTCTTGTTAGTTACTATAATTTTAACAAAACTATTCTTGTATTTACTGACATCCAATCCCTTAAGAGGATCTTCTGTTTTGTCATCATAAGTCAACACATAGAACATCTTTCTTTCATTAGGAATGAAAGTCATACTACGATCTTCCGTGTCGAAGATGTGGAATCCCTTGATGTCATATGCATCCGAAAATGTTATTTGATAAGGTGTTCCAAGATATGTTATGTTTCCGTCTGACTGCTTTATATGAAAATGACCAGAATAAACAGCATCAAACTTATCGAACAAGGAAGGAGAAAGACCGTGTTCGTGTTTTACTCCAGACACAACCTGAAATCCGTTGATCTCAAAATGACCCATTACAACAGAAACACCAGCATCTTGCAGAAACTTAATACACTCATCTGTATTTGCTTCATTTATCCACGGAACCAGACCAATATCCATACCATCTAGATTGATAGTAACTGGATTACTGTAAATATGAACATTCTTATAATGAGAAAACAACTCTGACATAGAGTTGATGCTGCTGGTATTTCGATAGAATGTATCGTGATTACCTAGAATGATGTGCAGAGTTATATTGTGCTTCTCGAAGAAGGACATAAATCTATCTCTGACTTGTGCCAGAGTATAGAAGTTTACGAACTTTCTTCGATCTAGAAGATCACCCAGATGTAAGACTGTAGTGATATTATTTTCTAGAAGATAGGGAAAGAACTGTTTTTCGAAGAAAGCGAGAAACTCATCTAGGAAAAGAGGAGAATCATTCTTCACACCAAAATGCGTATCCGTTACAACGGCAACTTTCATTCTTTCTTCTTTCCTTTTGGTTTCTTTTCTAGAGTCTGAAAGTGCTGGGTTTCTTCTTCAGTTATTCCCATCGCTTTTAATATCTCCGAGAAATCACCCTTCTTATCCAGAGACTCTAGATATTTGTATTTTACATAGTTCTGTTTCTTTTCTTTTTGTATTCGTCTAAGAAAAGCGTAGTAGATTATTTGTGTAAAGTACGAGAAAGGATTGTTGGACTTCTCTGGATCAAAGTTTGCACAATACATCAGACAGTTTTCTACCCCATCACTTATCATATCCTCTTTAAAAGGATAGTTCATAAAGTTGGGTTTCTTAGCAAGATTTTCACCTATTTCTAGAAAGCATCTAGCGATATAGTCAGTCACCTGTGGTTTAGGTTCATCTGTCTCTTCTGCTTCCTTTACTTTCTTCTTCCAATCTAACATCTCTTGATAGAACTTGGCATTATCTACATAATGCTCTTTTGCTTTCTTTTGTTTCTTCATAACGAATCTCCTTGCACAGATTATAGATCAAAATGATCTTCAGTCAAGAAAATATTGAGATTTTGATAGAGGGCCTTGACTTTTGTTGGTTGGGCGATTACAATCAACTGTGTCAGTTGGAAAGGGAATAAGGCCTAAGACCTACTTAAGATAGTCATTAGGATCTGGTGACCAGTCGTCGGGACTGTTGCCAAAGGTAAGAGATGGATCTCTTTTATTCTTATTAGCCGCTGACTTTCTTGCAGAAGGAACAGGTGGAGGAGGCGGAGGTTGGAAATCAGCATCATCCTCTAGATCTAAATCTTCTGGGTCTTCCTCTTCCTCGTCCGCTTCATCATCCAGATCCTCAAACTCAATACCTAACAGTTCTAGAAACTGTTCGCTTGCTTCAGGTGGCAGTTGTAGTTGGATGTTCATTTTTTGCATAGGAAAATCATTCTCATCCATACCCTGTGGAGGCAAGTTGAGAGGAGTAATCTCTTGAGGATTGTCTTCTTTTTCCTTTTCCAGATTATAGACCATAACAAGTTTTTCGTCTGGTTGTAGTATAGCCAATATACTATCGTTTGGTATTTCTACTGCTTTATCTGTAGAATATTCTGCCCAGTTACGAATGAGAAGATAATCCCTTACCCCCATACTTTTATCATCCATAACAGTCATCGTCTTGAACTGCATTGGTCTTTCTAATATCAGAGTGTTCTTTTCAGTTATAGAACCCAATCCTGCGATTACCGAATCACCGTTCTTGAGTTTTAATATTCTGTAGTTTTCCATCAGGATTCTCCTATTGGAATAAGTATTTTCTTATACACGAACTTTTCGGAATCGTAGATTTTTAATCTTTCTACGAAATGACGAAGAGTGTGGTTCTGATGCGACTTCCAAGAAAGATCATCTGCAATATCGTACAACTTTGCTTTTTCCTTGTGTTCGGACTTACGCAACTGTCTTCCTATCGACTGTAGAACTCTAATCCTGCTCTTGGAAGGGGAGGAGAACACAATATTATGTAGTCTTCTAATGGATACACCAGTAGAGAAGGTTCCATAAGAAGCCACAAGAATGGCATCTTCTTCCTTCTCCACGATATGTCTTATCTGTTCTCTGTCTTCCGCTTCCGTACCACCGTGAATGAAGAACACTTTTCTTTTGTTTGCCAGTTTCTTTATCTTGTCGAACAGAGGTTGTCCGTGCTTTTCGACAAACTGGAACAATACTAAAGTATTTCCTTTTGTATTCTTTGCAAGTTTGGCAATAAAATCATTTCTTGCTTCGTTCTGGACCAACCAATCTATCTCTTCTTGATATGTCAACTTTTTTGTGCTTTGGCGTATTTCGTCTGGATATTGTAGAACCAGGCAATCTATATTGAGTTCAGACAATAGATTCTTTTCCATCAACTCTTTGGTGGATGTGAGACGATGTACTCGACCAAACAATCCTTCGATTACCAGTTTATGTGTAAAGGAACCGTCAAGAGTTCCTGTTGTTCCTATTCTGTATGGACAATCCTTCAGTTTTGTCATAATACTGGTGAGTGATTTTGATTTAAACAAATGACACTCGTCTCCTATGACAGCACTGAACTGCTGAAAATATTTCTCTGGTAGATTGTATATGCTCTGCCAAGTCGTGATGACTATCTTCTTGTCCGTATCTTTCTCTTGACCACCAAAGATCTTATGACAGTTCTCTCTGCATTTCCAAGAAGTACCTTTTGAGTAATCGAAGAAATCAGAATACATCTGTGACACAAGAGATATTGTGGGAACTATCAGGAGTATTTTCTTATCATCCGCAATCTGGTTTTGTAAATAACGACATATAACATAAATCATCAAACTCTTACCAGAACCAGTAGGAGAAAGTAACAAACATCTTTCTTTCGACAAAGCGTGAGTTATTCCGTCTATTTGGTGATCGTGTGGATCTATTGTTTTTCCTGCTGCTTTTAGATCCAGAGTCTTACAATAATCCTTGATGTATTCGGAAGTAATATCTTGGTTATGTGGCTGATCGTGAGTTGTAATAGAATAAGAACGATCATTTGCAAACTTCACGACATAATCATATAGACCTGCGTAGATTTCCTTGGTGAGTGAGTTGTAGAGTTTTATCTTGCCATCCCACATCTTGTTGCGATATGCTGGCATAAACTTGTGACCTGGAACCTGAAATGTGAAATGATCGGACAACTCTTTTGTGAAGCCGGCATCACATTTTACGCGAATGAATACGCTGTTAATAGGTTCTACTACAAAATCACTCATCCTATTATTTATACTACACCATTAACGAACTTCTTCCAACTAATGGCATCTCGAATGTGATATTGGCGTGTATTCAGACCTTTTATAATGCTCTCAAGGTAGTTTACTTTTTCCTGTTGATATTCCATTCGTCCTTCAGCAACAACGAGATCTTCATCGGCATTCATATACAGTTCTACATCCTGCTTGAGAATGCGAAGAGCAAAAGGTTCCCATCCTTTTTCCTTAAGAGTTTCTTCATCAATTTTACCTGTATAATATTCCCACTTCAGTTTCTGAAGTTTGCGGAAATCTATTCTGTATTTTTGTAAAAGTAGTTTCTCGTCGTGTAGAATATTTAAATATTTGTTATGAAGACGGGGAACATTAAGAGATTCTTTGTCTAGAGATGTTTCATCTATTGGCAGATCTTTTTCTGCCATCTCACGAATTTGTTTTAGATCCATTTTATCCTTCAATAATGTATTCTACATCCATACCAGAATATGCAAAACGAACATCGCAAGTTGCTGGTTGTATGTCTGTCACAGTAGTAGCAAAATCTATTCCACCTATTTCTATGGGCCAGCATCTAAAGAATGTGGCTTTCACAAACGGTTTAGATTTACTGTTCATAAGAATCAAAGTCGCATCCGATACTTTTTCTGGTTCCCAAGAGTTCTGTGAGAAATCTCTTTCACCTGTTAGAAGTTTCATCCAGTTTCTAATTTCAAACCAGTTTGTCATATTTTCATCTACTATGAACTTTACCATAAGATCACCCATAATAGTAGAAGTTCCAGGTCTTCTGACTTTGGTGGAGTATGGTGTTGGTTGTAATGTCTCTCCTATGATAATACCAGGCAGATTTGCAGATTGACACATATACACGACTGCTGGTGTTCTGTGTAGAACAAACTTAAACTCGTTTAGTTGCAGAAAGTTGTCGTTGGAAATCTGGCGTGACATCGCGTTCTTCAGCGAAGCACTATCCAAATATGTTGGCATACCTTTGTTTCGTGGATCCATATTAACTCCCATAGTATCTATAAACAACAAGGGGGATCTTTCGATCCCCCTTGCTTACCTATACATTATTCAACTATCAGTTTGAGGCTGGGTTGAATGTGGCGTCATTACCGTGGAGGTTGTCTACACGGAAGATGCGGTAGTATTGGTTGGTGCGGCGAGTGAGTGCTTCGCCGTCTGGTGTTGTACCACCAACTGTTGTTGTGACGAATGGATTACTTACCATACCGTAACGGGTCTTGAAGCCGATCTTTGGTTGGAATGTACCAGTGTCAACTGCTCTTACCATTTGGAGAGGTACATATGGGCAGTAGAAGAGGCCTGCATCATATGGACTTGTACCCTTATATCCGAGGCAGACATAATTGATTGGGGTGAAGTCATTATAGTTGGTTGGCATAGAATATGGGTCGATGTAGACCTTGATTCTACCTTGGTGGAGAGTTCCAGCGAAGGTGTTGCCGTTTACATCAGTGTTGATTTGACCACTGAATGCTGGGGAGAAGTCGAGAAGACCGCTCATGGAGAGAGCAGCAGCAACATCTGGGGAGACGATTGCGATGTTACCCTTACCACGACGGGTTTCTGCACCGATGACATTACATTCACGCTCAATCTGGAATGTCAAGCCACGGAACTTCTCAGCAGACCAACGACCGTCTGAGTCGAGTTCGAGATCGTATACACCACCGAATGTACTCTGCAACTTTCTTGTTGTCATAGAAGCGAGATCTGCTTGCTTGCAACCAAGTTTAGCAACTTCATAGATTGTACGAACGAGTTCGCGGTTGATTTCGAACATAATCTCGGTGGAGAGAATGTTAGCCAACTCTGTCTCAGCATCAAGTCCGTGAACGGCCTTGAGGTCTTGAGCGAGTTCGGTTGTGTATTCAGCCTTGAGAGCACGGCTCTTAGCAGTTACGGATGTCTTCTCGATGGAGAATGTCATCTCGTTGAATGCTGTACCACCTGCGGCACCGAGACGCTCGGCTGTGGTTGTTGCCATTGGACGACCTGCTTCGAATGTATTGTCAGAAAGACCGTCTTCGAAGATGTCTGCCATTGTACCGTATGTTGGGCTGGAGTTAGAACCAGACTTGTTGAGGGCTTCGTTATAGAGAGCCTCGAGGCCGCTTCTTGCTCCGTTAGATTCAACTGCGGAACCGTTTGTGTTGCCGTACTTAGACTTCATAGCGAAGATGAGTCCTGTTGGACCATTCATTGGCTGTACACCAGCGATGTCGTAAGCCATTAGATTTGGCATAGCACGACGAACGAGGCTGATGAGGATTGGATCGAATGCATCAATACCTTGTCCTGCTACAGTAGATGCACCACCGATTGTTCCAAGTCCTGTTCCAGCGATGCCTTGGAGGCTGTCTTCGCGGAGGAATTTCTCTTGATTCTCAAGAAGGATGGTTGTTACATTCTTCTTGTAGGAATCCTTGATCTCTGGGAGAGCCTTGTGTTCTACGATAGGCGCCCACTTCTTTCTTGTGCTTTCATTAAGCATTACTCTGTTATCCATTTTTTTCTCCTTTAACTATTTCTAGTTTTTTTAGTTTTTGATTACTCGATTGATTGTCTCATAATATACTTTCATAGAGGCTGGAACTTCTGCTTCTTCCTCTACTGTTTCTTCTTCCAGAACAACTCTTTCGAAGAGTGGCTTTGGTGTTTGTTTCTTTGATTCGTTGAGTTGTTTCTTGGAAGATGTCTTTACAACACCTTCTACGAGCACACCAATCTTGGAACGATAGTCTTGTTCAGACTCAAACTGAACATTTTCTGCAAGTGGGCGAAGTTGCTCTGCTTGCATATTTGTCAGGTTGTTTGTTGCTTCTGCAAAGATTTGTTGTGCTTTGAGTGTCTTGATTGTTCCGATGAGTTTGGCGTTTGCTTCGATCTCCTCGTTGAGACGGTTCTCAAGATGATCAACTGCTTCTGCCATCTCATCAAATGCGTTTGCCTTGTCTTGTGGGACTTCGATATAGGACTCGGTGAAGAGATCCTTGAGTTTGCCCATGAAGTTTTCTGCGATTTCGGTACGAAGACCGTTTTCGATGGCGATCTCGTTTTCCTTCATCCATTCCTCAACGACATAGTTGAGATATGTGTCAAGTTGCTCTTCGAGTGTGCTCTTGACAGCGAGGATCTTCTCCTCGAACTGTTCTGCAAGTTCTACACGGAGACTTTCGGCAATTTGAGAAACCTTTGTAACGACTGCTGCTTCGTAGAGAGAAGCGGCCTTGCTTACAAACTCCTCGGAGAGATCTTCATCTCCACCGAACATCACACGAACATCGTTCTCAAGTTGTTCTCTCTGAACCGATGGCATGGAAGCGTTTGCAAAAGATGGCTTCATCTGAAGGGAGGATGCTGCTTGACCAGGAGCATAACCAACGGTTTGCTTGGTTTGTAGTTCGAAACCCTTACCTGCGGCATCGTGAGCAGTTCCACCATGAGCATCGGATTCCAGATCATTACCAGCAGATGGAACTCCACCAGTTGGCATTTGAGCACTTGCCCAAGATGGTTTAGTTGCTAAAGTAGAGGCCAGACCACCTGTCTTAGAAGCACCTTGTGGTGCTGACTGCTTTGGTGCTTCTGGTGCTTCATCTTCATCTTCGTCGCCATAATCTTCGTCTTCAGACTCATCGGCGTCTTCAGCACTATCTTCAGCGCCTTCATCTTCGCCTTCGTCCTCGTCTTCTTCGTCTTTTTCTTCCTCTTCGTAGAGATCGTCCTCGTAAACCTCGTCGTTATTCTCGAACAAGTTCTCTAATATTTCTTTAGCAAGTTGCTTAGGATCCATTTTCTATTCTCCTTAAGTGTATACTTTTTATTTATAACTTCTTTAGTTTTGACAAAAAACTCTCAAATACCTTGAGTTTTGTCTTCTCAAGGTCACGAGATGATGATCTGGATATTTGTTTTTTAGCATTTTCGAGATCTACTGCCTTGAAAATACCGTGTTCCAGAACCCATTCACGACCTTCCATAATACCATTAACGAATGCATTAGGAGCAGAAGGATCTGCAACAATATCTACTGCGGCAAGCATAAAGTCCTCTTGGACTTCCTGATAGCCGTTCTTTTCGATCAACGAACCCATACCACGGGAAGAAACACCAAGTTTGGCGCCTTCGTCCATAAGGTTCTTGACGATCTTACCGTATGGTGTGTCGAGAACTTTGGCTCTACCGCAGATTTGGTTCTTATCGAAGTGTAGTTCTTTGATCATATGGGCAGCACGCTCAAGATTGACGGTTGGACCTTCTGGGTGTCCGAGTTCTCCGAGTGCTCTGCTGGTGTTCACATATTCTGTGATGTAGCGGTTTACCTCTTTTTGCATAATAGGCATGGGGTAAACTCTACCATTTCTATTTCTCGCATCAGACTCCATAAAGACACCTTCGATGAAATAGTTCTTCTTTCCATCGGTGGATGCTTCTGTGAGGACACGAACATCAAGTGTTGTTTCGGTGATTAACTTCATTTTTTACCCTTTATGGCCTTACCGATTGCTTTTCTGCGGTTCTTTAGATAAGAATCGGTGTTATTTACTTTTCCATCATTATTGATGTCAGAATCCTCTTTACCAACTGGATCTAGTTTTTCATCTATTTGCTCACCACAAGAAGAGCATTCTTCTTCGGTGAAAAGATCAGAAGCAAGTTCTTTCTTTCTTTCCGCCAAAGCATCACTGACCTTGGAATACAGATTGGCGTTTACGGACTGTTTAAACAGTTCCAGTTCGCCGTTGATTAGGTGGTTTATTTCATTAGACATAAGTTAATCTCCAGTGTTTGTATTTATTCATTTCTATTATTTAGTAGAGTTATGTTACTGTAACTTGTAGACCTATACCGTCACCCCAAGCAAGACGGTTTCCGAACTCATCGGATAAACAGGTTGTGGCAGGTGGATTAGACCACATGCTGTCTAAAGTCAAAGGTCCAAAATCCGATGGAGTGATTGGTGTTGTTCCTACTGGTACACAGTGTGCAGTTGAATAAAATGCTTTAACGGGACATTCTTCTCCAGTAGTGCAGAAACAACCAATAATAGAAATAATTTCTCCAGTAATAGGATCTGTAATCACACTTTGGAATTCTCCCGGTCGTACCTCTATCTCGGTTCTAAGTTTAGCCATATATCTTCTACCGTATAGTATAGCGGTAGTTGTACCGTCGCCTGTATATTCTGCAATTGTTGGATTTCCCGAAGAATCTCCAGCATAATCTGGTCCTGTTGGAGAAGTGCTGCAAGTAACATCGAATGGGTATGCGGCAGTCCCTCTCCATCTTGCACCCCACCAGTAATTGGAAGAACCTGTAGCGGTTATACCTCTGGAACCAAGTACACTATTAATGACACTGGCAAATTGAGCAGGGGTTCCATTACCAGTAAATGTACAGCCATCTATTGTTATGGTTGCCTCATCGGTGCTTGCACTTCCTGGGCTACAAAAAACCCAGGCAAAAGGAGATGTGGATGGACAAGTTCTGGTTATAGTTAAAGCAACACCAAAAGGATCAGAGCATTCTCCCTGTATTACAGTTCCATCAAAAACCTGCTCTGCCATCATCACCGTTTCTATGTCTGCTTGGTGTAATGGACGAATACAACTAGTAAATTGTGGCTGATCTGGAGTTACGGTACATAAACCTTCTTGAATAAAATATGTACCCATCAAACTATTAAAAAGACAATCAATACCATTATTACTTGGTTCTTCTGTGCAATTCCAGCACTGAGGTGATACATCTCCTACTTCACTACCACAAGGAGAAATACCATCAAGCCATTCTTTGCACATTTTATACGAAGCAACATAATCTATCATTGTGTTGTCTGGACATGCCGCATTCCTCGGATTATCGAAAGTCAATCCGTTATATGGAAATGTAAGAGTATATGTCGAGTTACATCTAAACCCACCAGTGTCTGTATTTGGTCCAACAGTCCAAGTTGTCTGTGTGGTTTCTGTGCATGGCCATGCACCTATGGATTTAAGTGTTCCTTCATTCAGAGGTGTTGGTGGTTCTGTCAAACAATCACCATCGGAAGGATTAAATAGAAGTTTATAATCACAACCCAAATAGGTGATAAGGATACAATCCATATTATTGATGTCACACATAGAGACACCTAAAGTTTGTGTCAGGTATTGTTCACAGAAATATATGGTCGGTGGACATACTTCTGGACATCCGTTCAGACATTCACCACCAATAAGTATTTTATTTGCCGCCCATATCTTACAGCAATATCCAGAATCGGAAACATATCTTCCACCGCTTATATCCGCAGTATCCACTAAACGGTCACAAGGACGATCTATACCGACTTCGGTGTTGTTTAGATCTAGGTAATATGGCCATCCTTTGTAATCAAATCCAATCATACTACCGCACTGACCGTTGCTATATGAAGCAAGATCTTTGATGCTGTTAAACTGATCTACTGTCAAGCAAATATGCAGTGCTGGTGGTAGTCCTGCTGGTGTTTCTTCGCAAGGACAATCATCACACGCTCTCCACTGTATGACTGCTCTGCCGTCTCCTCCAACACCAAGTCCACCGTCACCTATTCCTCTTGTGTTTGTTATTTGAGTGAAAGGACTTGCTTGTGTGTAACCATTTCTTCCAGCATGGCATCTGGTTAAATCGGAATCACCAACAAAAGACGCTCCACCAGAACCAGCACCACCGTATGTCGTGGTTGTTGGTGTCGTTATTGTTTGATTGCCTCCTCCACCTCCACCACCAAATCCTCCTCCACCTCCTCCACCTCCACCTTGTCCTGTGGTTGCGTTTACTGCCGCACCAACACCACCAGCACCATTATTCGGTAAAGTTCCAAGAATACCACTTCCGCCACCAACAACACCACCAGAACCTGCTGTTGTATTGTTTGCGTTTCCGCCGGCTGAGATATTAGATGATGGTGAAATGGAGGAACTTATTCCTGCGTCACCACCTCTTCCGTGTAGATTAGTTGATGTAAAAAAGTTGAGAGAGGATGCACCACCACCACCGCCTGCAATAAAGACATCTGATGTTTGTGTAGAGGATGATAGAGCAGTTCTATAACTAGTGGAGCCTCCACCATATCTGTATTGATTTGCAGGCGCAGTTGCAGGACCTATTCTACCACCACCAAACATGGTGTTGGCAATATTTGTGATTGGTCCACCAACACCAACTCTTATAGTAGATGTCTGTGATATATTAAAGTTTGTTTCTATATAAGCACCACCACCACCAGAGTAACCACCATTTCCTGCACCACCAGCACCTATAAGAACAAGAAAAACTTCTGTCTCTATAGGCGGTATGAACGAGTTGGGTGATCCTCCAGATGAGGTGACTAATGTTTGTGGAGTTGCGTTATTCGAAGTGGGAGAACCATTATTATTAAAAACTCTCTCTCGCATTTCCCAGCAAGGATATGCGATATATCTACCGTTTTCGCAGGGGCAACACCCTAAAGGTGATACTGAACTCATGCTTCACACCTTGCCTTATATGCATTTGGTATGGAGAATGCATATGTCTCTGGATTTTTATTTTTCTGCATCAAAACTACTACACCTGTTCTAATCGGAAGCATCTCGAAACTACCAGCAGGAAAGTTGTCGAATATACCATCACCTATACCTTCTATATCATTTAATATTTCGCTGCCATTAATAGCGGTTCCAGTTATTCCACTAGTGGTTGTGGTGAATCCATTAGATGTGTTGGGAAACACTTGCTCGAATTGATATGTCCATTTAAAGAATGGTGGTGTTGCACCAACACCAGTTGATCCAGTTATTCTTGCGAAGAATGTATTATCTACTGGTGGATTTCTTACTGCGGGTGGTGGTGGTATTTCTGGGAAGGATGGTTGTCTTCGAAGAGGTATACCGTTCTGGTTAAATCGAGGAGAACCAGATGGCCAATCTTGATCGTCCCGTGTATACATTACTCCGTTTTCAGTATCCACAAACACATCACAAGAAGTCAAACCAGATATTGTGCTCAGAATATTAGCATCAGGTGGACCCTGAATACAATCTATACAATCATATGCAACACCTATGCTTCCATCTGATTTTATAATCTCGTGTCCAAGATTGCTTACTGTTGCTGGATTATCGGAAGAATATGTGTCAGATCTTATGGTTCCACTAACTATTCCTGACACAGTGTTTTTAAACTGTGTTGGGTAATATGGACCATTGACGCCACCCATAGCAGCACCTTCTTTGGATATGAAGGTGTATGGTCTATTGTTTGGTACTTGTGCATTTACACAGTTAAGTAAACTGGGAATATCGTTTCTATAACCAACAGTATACAGTTCCGCTGGAGTTGAGTATGAAGGATCTTTTGATGCTGCATCTCTCAAACCACACATTTCCAAGAACTGTTGGAACGAAGGTGTGTGATTGTAATATGATATTCCAGTCGGACCTACTGTCTGGTATGCTATTGGATAAAAAGTATCTTCATTACTGATCTGCCCAGATCCAATAGTACCATTTATGTTTAGAAAAGAAATATCACCATTTGGATATGTAACAACATCTGCGTCTATTTCTGCTACAGAATAGTTACCACCAACAACACTGAGTCGGACGATCTCACCCTTGCTACCAAGTAGATCCTGAAATGCCTGTTCGTCTATACCAGTGGTACTGGAAGAAACAAGAGGTCCAGCATAAACATTAGAGCATCCAGTAGAACCAGAATCTCCTCTTGGACCCGCTGGACCAGGAGGTCCCTGTGGACCTGGAGGACAATCACAACAACCATCACCACTACCACCACCACCACCAGAGGTCGAAACACCTGGTCTGTTGATTATGTAGTTTATGTTGCAACTATCATCGGAACAACCAACTCTTCTGGATTGTTCGTAATCTTCTGCTGTGAACTTCGGAAACTCTGGCATATGTGCCTCCTACTTTTGTTATTTATAGAAGGCTACTTGCGTCGTAATCGACTCCCTTATTGCTGATGAAAGTGCTCTGGACTTGACCAGGTTGAGCGTCTGGTGCAGGAGCACCACCCATATTAGGTGAACCTCCCATATCCGCACCAGGCATCGGTTGTCCATCTGGGCCCATAGGTTGCTGAGATTGCATCTGCGCCAACTCTTCAGCCTTCTGTTGCTCGATTTGTGCGTCGATCTCTGCAATATCTTCATCAGTTTGTCGGAGAATATTCTTACGAATCCAGTAATCAGAATAGAATTTACCAGAGTAATCTGCGACCTCGCGCATAATTGCCATGCGATCCTTCATAATCTCTGCTTGCTTGGATTCTGCAAAATATGAATCGGTTGCGAAATCCAACTTGATGTTTTGATAGATCTCTATCCAATCCTCTTCGTTCATTATCTGTTTTGCAAGACACTGAATCTTTAGGAAGTTTGTGATGAGTTCACCGAAGCGAAGACGGATTCTGCCAATCATCTTAGCATACTTGAGTTCGTCTCTATTGATCTCGGATGCTCTTCCCATATTAAAACCATTATCTGCTTGTAGGCGAGATTCTGGAATACCGAGAGCACGCATTAGTTTCTTCTGGAAATATAGAACATCTGCCATTTCACCGAGGTTCTGTCCGCCTGGAAGTGTTTCGATGGAAGTTCCCTTACCACCTTCTCTTCTTGGAAGCCAGAAATCCTCCAACATACTCATATGCTTCTTGTCGTCGCGGATTTCACCTGTGCTTGCATCGTACACTACCTTGTTTCGGTAGCGATTCATAACTTCGCGCAGATACTGTTCTGCCTTGTTCTTTGGTAGAGAACCAACATCAATATAGAATATTCTACGCTCGGGTGCTCTAGACCAGCGGTAGATGACAGTAGCATCCTCTACCATTCTCAACTGATTGAGTGGTTTGATTGCCTTGTGTAAGTATCCAATCACTTTACGAGTGTTTGGATCATACATTCCTGAATGCACATAATTGATGGAATCTGGAGAAATCTTTATTCCCTGCTCTGGGGAGTTGTAGTTTATGTTGTATGTACTTGGCATGGTCTTCTCAAAAGGCATGTACAAGTAATATTCTTCCATCTCCGTTGGAACTTCTACATTTCCAACTCTTTCCTTTTCCTTCACTTCCTTGATTTTCTTGATGCGAAGAGGATCGACATAACGATACTCTTTTGCACCCTTCTTCTTATTCTCGTGAAGTATTATGTGGTAGTAAAGTCTTCCGTCGATGTAAAACCGGCGGAAGATGTCGTATCCTTTTCTCTCAAAATCAAGAAGATACAGAACCTCTTTGAAGGAGTCCTGTATCTTCTCTTTGATTGATTGTGGAACATCAACTTTATCTAAGTTGAGTTTAACTACTTGGTTTCTAGCATCTTCGGTGATTACTTCATTCACAACATCGTCTATGGCCATATCGACTTCTGCGTGTAAGGCCATTTCACGATACTTTCGTATCATGTCGATCTCGTTACGGAGAGTTCCGTCAAGATCAACATAATATCCCTGAAGACCTCCACCCTCTATAACAGTCGCACCATCCTCAGCGGATGGTGGGACTATCGAGAATACTTCTTCGTCGGTTTCCTTGCGACCAAAAGTAAATCCGAAAATATTAAAAGCCATTATGTAGTCAACCTTTCGAGGTTAGAGTTATTATCTCTTGCCGCCGAGGTTGAGTTGTGCGCCTGGTCCTTGCTTGACTTGGAAGTATGTGTAACCGAATGTAACTTGGAATTCGGATACAGTGTCGTTTTGGTCATAAGCAAGTTCGATTGCAGCAACATCCTTGGGGAAGCAAGCGATCAGTTCGTACTTCTGTACTGTCTGACCCTTTCTATTTAGTTGCTCTACAGTAGCGGTGCAACCAGTTACATGGCCCCAGAATGGAGCGGATGTTTCTGTTGTTGCAGCACCAGTGACATCGCCGACCATGTTGTTGACGATGCCGTTGTAGTAACGGTTCCACTTCTCGAACTCGTTGCGGATTGTATAGTCCTCTGTGTTGAGAACTGTTACAGTCCAGTCTTCGAAGGTTCTGTCGCCAGGAACCTTGATCTGACGGCCCAAGTATGGTACGGTGATTTCACCGAGTGTTGAGCCTGGAATGGAGGTTGCCTTTGCGTAGAAGGTGAGACGGTTGCTGAACTTGATTACACCTGATCTGTCTGTTACTGTAACTCTGAACAGTGTTGGTCTAGAACCACCGTCAAAGTCCTGAATAAATCTGTCAATTCCTAAGTATGCCATTTATGGTACTCCTATGTTCGTGAGTTTTATCTTTGTTCTTTAACGGGTTTATTAGGATGCAGTGCCGGTAAGTTCGGCGAATGCGAGTCCTGTTGGGGTTGCCACGAAGTTCAACTGTACGAAGTTGATGGATCTTGTTGGCTTGATGAAGATGTCGCCGACAAATCCGTTCGAGTCGATTACTTGTGGTGTGTTGTTGGTTTCGTCGCAAACTACACGGAAGTCCGTAATACCGCGGCGTCCTGCAACTTCACGAAGGAATGGCTGAACCAGTTGTTCGAACTGATTTCTGGTGAACTCGTCGTTGAACTCGAAGAGAATAAATCTGGATGCGGTGGAGATGGCCTTCTCAAGGACGATGAACAGACGACGAACATTGATGCGGTCGAATGCGGATGGTCTGTTGAGGAGGGTCTTATCACCGAAGAGGATTGCGCCTTCGCCTGGGAAGGTAGCAACTGGATTAACTTGCTTCTTGTAGAGTTCATCGCGGTCGGTTTGACCTGGGTTGTATGCAAGACGAACAACATTCTTGATACGACCTCTGTCATAACCGGCTGGAGAGAACCAAGGATCTTGATTGGTGTCTGTTCTTACGCAGCAACCAGCGATGTCGGCATTGAGTGGAGTGTAGATGTAACGATCATTATAGGAATCATACTGGAGTTTGTAACCAGAGTCCATGAAACCGTAAGAAGAAGACAGGTTAAGTGCTGATCTATAAGCCAAGCACTCATCCAGAGACTGAGAAGCGATTGTATCATAATCTCCTGCGTTGTTTGGAGAAACGAAAGCAACACAGTCCTTTCTGGATTCGGCGACATTAATCACGGTTGCAGCGTGAGTTGCACTCATTGGGCCAGTGATGAGAATACTGACATCAATATTCTGACCGCTGAGGAAGAATGTCTCGAATGCAGTGGCGCAATCACCTTCTACAGTATCAACATTAGCAGCGTTGATTGTGGTGATGACGCCTCCTGTGAGTGATTTTACACTTATTCCAGAAGTGAGAGACTTGAACACGCTTGCATCGTCGATGTCCAGTGCATCACCCCAATCAGAGTTGGCGCCAGAACCAGCAACGCTTGCTGTTGGGTGTGAAAGCCATCTTACATATTCGGAGTTAGTGTTAACAACATCCTTGTAATAGTTTGATTGTCCGTCAGCGTTTTGGGCGTTAGATGCCTTGGAAACGAACGCAAATCTCTCAAGAACTGTTCCTGCTACACCAGAGAACAAACCACCCTTGTCTACTACGAGAACATGGAGTTCGTCTTTGGCGCCTGTAGCACCGATGCTTTGTGCCCACACAGAGGTTGCTGGAGCATCATCGAAGTTTTTGATGTAATCGGCATATTCATCTTCGAGTAGAGGATCGCCGTCTGTGTTACCGTTTCCACCATTATCGAGAACTACAACTTTGAGGCTGTCTCCTAGTTTGCCTGGATAACGAGCACACCAAGGTCCGTTAGCAGCATTGGAAGCAGCGTTGTCGGAATATGTGGTATCGTTGTAGATGTTGGCAATACCAGAAACACAAGATGCAGTACGGTCACCAGTTACTTTAACTCTGACTACATTAAGGTTACTTCCGTAGTCGAGGAAGTTGGATGCCGTCCACCAGAATCTTGCGTAGTACGCATCTCTATCTGGTTTACCGAACTTTGCGAGAAGTTCTCTCTTATCTGAAAGAAGGGTAGTCTCATCGACTGGACCCCATGTGAAGGCTCCGACGAAGGCAGCAGGAGTTGTTGCTACTGCTGGCACGATGAGTGTCAGATCCTTTTCTGTTACTGTAACGCCTGGACTGATTTGGAATGCCATTGTTTGTTCTCCTTTGATACTTTACTGAAATCACTATGAGTTGGATTACTAGTTTTATGTATAAAATTGTATTTTTTAGTTGTTGTACCAGACAGTACCTTTATTGTCTGTCTCGATATCCTCTTCCAAACCATTATCAATAAATCCAAAAGGAACGATTTCATCCTCAAGTTCTTTCAACTTTGCATCAAATAGTGTCTTTCTGATGTCCATGTTGGTCAGATCTTTAAAATAACCTTGAGTCGTCAACCAACAGAAAAGCACCATACACATAACCAGATCGTCATTGTGTCCCGTATCCGCTTCATATGAAGTAGATTTGGCAACAAAGGTCACAAGTTCCTGTATTATATTTAGATCCTGAATGATCAGTTTATCGTCTTCTATCATACTTTTCAGAAGAGAACAGCCAATTCTCTTCAGCGGTTTGGTCGTCCTAACACCTAGTTGCGTCTGGGAAGCACCGAAACCACCGTCCAAGGTCTGTCCCTTACGACCTCGGAAACTAGACATAAGCATATTTTCGTATTCTAGTTCATTATACAAAATATCCGCCACTTGTCCGCCAATATCGTTTATCTCTACCAGAATGTAAGCATCGTTGTATTTCTGTGCTATGGGATAGATGGCATTTGGATAAATCATGGGCGACATTTCGTTGTTCTTAAAAGAAGCAACTACCTTGTAGGGTATGGTGGTAATGTCTACCACGATATAGGCATGATAGTCGAACCCCACACCTCTGGAAGTATCCACCGTCATTACATAAATGTGATCTTTATGTGGGTACTCATATATGCTCAAACCTTGCTCGCTCTTGGATATTGGCGTCTTGTATGCCATACTCTTCAGTTTTGTGGCAGCAATCAGGGTATTTGTGGAACCGATAAAGTCACATTCATACTCTACCCTGAACTGTTCTTCAGAAGAGTTAGCGATCTGTTGCTTTCTCCAGTTTTGATCACGACCAGGGATGTCCGACCAGTGAACGGAAACCGTCTGAAAGGAGTTTCTCTTCTCCTCAGCATCCGTCCAGATCTTGTAGTACATATTCAATCCATTAGGTGTAGAGAAGATCAACACCTTGGTGTCCGTACCAGACGAAATAGTGGGGTAGGCTGACGCATAGAAGTCATCTGCGATGTTTGGGGGGACATACGCAAACTCGTCCAAGAAGATCATATTGAAAGAACCACCACGAATAGCGGAAGACGAAGTGGCAGATGCTTTTACTTTAGATTTGTTTTCAAGAACAACCGATCCTTTGTTCCATTCAACTACGCCCTGCTGCAACCACTTTGGAAGATATTCATATGCTACTTTTAGTTTACCTAATAGTTCACGAGCAATCTCCTGCTTGTGTGCAAGAATCGCAACATTCACTTCTGGATTAAATAAAATGTAGTGCAGGATATAAGAAACAACCGTGGTGGATTTACCTGACTGACGGGGTAGTTTGGCAATCGTAAAACGATTATTGTGTATGGTTTTCACCATATCTTCCTGAAACTTATACATCTGAAAATCCACCAAACCCTTATCCAGATTTATGATCTTGATGTATTTTTTGATAAAATAAACAGGATCTTGAGAACACTTGATGTATTCCTCAAGTTGCTCTGGTGTCCACTGAACCTTTACTCCAGCGGCCTTAAGATTTTCATTTCCGAGATAGGAGTTATTGCTCATCTGCAAACTTCGTTTCGTCTAGTTCTTTCATTCTTCCTTTGAGCATTTTCTGTAACTCAGTAGTGCTTCCAACGAAAATAGAATTATTAGTGATGCTTGTGTTGTTGTCGCCCTGGACCTCTATCTTCTTTATTTCTTTCATTTGTTTATGAAGACCTATGAGATCCTTATTAGCATCAGAAACACTCTTTATGAGTGTTGCGACGACTTCGTATGCTCTGGGTGATTGGGTTTCCGATGCAACCATCATTATTCCGTCGATTGCTTCGGTTCCTCTTTTTACTATTTCTTTTAGATTTTCTCTTACAGTAGTGTAATCCTTGTCGGCATCTTCTTTATCCACTACCACTTCCTTAACTACAGGAACTATATCTCCGACTGTGCTAGGGACTTCTTTTTTCTCCAAGGAGAAAACCTGTTCCATTTTGTTTTCGAACTCATCCATAATAAACCTTTCATCCTATCAGTATTCCTTCGTATCTAAACTCACCGTGATTTTCCAGTTGTTTTATAGTTACGAAAGCATAATCTTCTGAAGCACTCACTTGTTGTCTGTTTTTAGACACAACTTTATCGCCATTACTATCTATCACAAAATCATTATTAGTATTGGTTTCGTATACTACTGGATAGAAAGTCATAGAAACCAGTTTATTTGTGGGCATGTTTTATCCTTATGGTTGATCGTTTTCTATATCCACTATATTTGCTTCGATGTAGTTTATAACATTATGCTGCTTTACTGGACCGTATAGGTTTATCTTGGCAGTAAATGTCATATCCCACATAATAAATCTACTATTTTCTGTAACAAGTGGTCCTTCGAATGCTTCTTCAGTTGTCACTTGAGTTAGAATAATAGGTATGTCTAGTTTTTCTTGTTCATTACCAAGAACGCCAGGTTTGATCGTCATACTGAACTCTGGAGTAAAATACGGGAGTATCTGCTCCACTATCTGAAGTCCATCATCCATATTTCTGACATAACTGGATAGTGTGATGTCTAGGTTGTAAGGAACTGGCATATGGTGGTATGAATATTCTGTATCACCATTTGTGTTGATAGTTTCCATATATCTTCTGTTTATGCTGTTCTTCTTTCTTTCAGCATCATAAGAGATATTTGTGATTGCAAAAGACATTCTAGGTAGAGTGATCTGGACTGCTTGATTGCTGAGATCAGCCAAACTCACACTCAAACGATTTACGAACTTTTCCTTGACAGAATATGTAAGAGGAACCTTTATTCTCTGGGAAACACCATTTGGTATTTCTCTATTAATATGAATATTGTTAAATAAGGTTCCAAAGGAAACTACTGTTTTTCTTATTATTCCGTGGTAGAAATCTGTAAACATCAGTAGTTGCCTTCCGAGAATGGATCAACTTCTGTAAAATCAAGAAGAGATGCTGCGTTTTGCTGAATAATAGTGTTGTCCTTTATTGTCTTACCATCCTGTATTGCGTCGGGTGTTCCGTCACCGTCTTCGTCTATCAGAGATACTATATTCTCTTCTATTGCATCAATATCAGACACACCCGTGTCGATCTCTTCCATAGAATACTTGAAGAGTTCACAATCCAATCTATATGTGTATAGTTTTCCACCTTGGAAAAATACTTGTTTATTATCCACATATTTGATCTCAAACAGACCCTTCGATAATGGAAAATAAATTAGATCACCCATCATAGGTGCTTCTAATTCTATTGGACGATCTGCCATAGTCGGAACTTTTGCTGCTTCTTGCTGAAATCTCTTCTTAGCAACAACCAAGGACATATTGTCACGGACTTCTATGCCAAACTTGGAAACTATTTCTCTTTCGCCCTCGAAACCATTAAATGTTTCCAGATACATTTCTATCGGAAAAGAAACATCAAAATGTGAAAGAACATCTTCACCAAAAATCTGATCAAGTTTTCTGAATCTTCTTGGGATGTAATACACATCCATACCCTTGCTCTTGATGGATTCGATCATAAGATCTTCCATCAAATCTTGAGTTGGTGCATATTTGTTGTTGTTAAAATACGGATTTGTAGCCATTTTTATCCGACAAAGAAGTTAGGTGGAAGTTCGTATTTGTTCTGTACTTGCTGCTCAAGTTCCTTGATGTTTTCTCTAGCGGACGACAATATTTCACCGCCATTAAGTGTTACACCGCCTGGTAGAGACACATTATTAAACTTGGATAGGTTCATACCCCACTGTTCCTGTATTCTGTATGTGCAATATTCTTTTAGCAAACGATCATTAAATATTTCACCATATGTTTCTGGATCAAGAACCCTGTACGCTTCGAACATCATATAGTTTCCAATAACTGGATGTGTTTCCCAATCCATATCCACATATATTCTGTTCGTCACTCTGCTGAAAGTCACTGCTTTTTCTGGTGTAAGCATATCTTGTAACATCTGCATATGTGATCTTGTAAAGTTATATGAGATGAGAGAATCGCTGTATGTGTTGGTTCTGAGTCCATAAAGATCGTTGAGTGCAATCTGGTAGCGAGCATCAAACATACCAGTTCCACCGAGAGTGTCGTATAGTTGAAAACAACGAATAACACTTATGATTGATTTGCCATTAGGATCCAACGCTGGAGCCGCCTGTATTCCTACAGACGAATCTGCCAGCGTTGGTTGCGTCAAGTCGATATACTTCTGATCTATATCGTCCTGAGTTATTTGTTTTCTTAAATAGCATCTTTCCACACCATCGAAGTGATATTCAGCAAAGAACTGTAAAGCATCGTCTATTCTATCCTCGATTTGTGCATCGTCGATATTGATCTCGATGACTGGATAGCCTAGCCTGCGTAAGCAGTATTGCTTCAGTTGTTCTCTGGTTTGTGGTTGTGCCATTTGTTCTCCTTTAGTAATATTTATACTTCTCGGAGAACTCTAATATCAGTCGCGGAAAAGGAACTGGATCTTGGTGATCTCCGACACAGAAAGTTCTACATTTCCCAGAGAGTCGATAGAAATTGGATCCCAATCCACATCTATTTGTGTCTCTAGAAGTTCACTGAATTCCTTGAGGAAATCTTCCTTGTGCTTCTCCAAGACAGAAACCACTCCGTCTTTCTCTTCTCCGTACTTGTTGATCAACTTCTGTCTCTCGTCCTCCAACATCTTTAGTTCGTCATTAAACTTCTTCATAATCTTGACAAACTTATATGATGATTTGGCGGGAAGTGCCAAATCTACCAGTTTGTTAAGGACACCAACGGACGAATAAATCTCAAATAAACTCACTTTCATTATATAATCTCCTTAGTCGTTATGCTTGGATCGACATCTTATGTAGGGTGATATTGTATGTTCCCTGCATACATTTGTTGAGTGTTATTCCTACTTCGTTTGCACCCAGAGATGGTAGAGCAACGCTACAATCTGGTGAAACTGGCAATATGGAAATATCACCCTGAGCACCAGTTCCCGTAACTGGAGTTAGCAATACTATTCCTGCTCCAGAATTTTCTTCGCTGTTGACGAACAGTTCAGAAGAATCTGACTGTACCATAGTGTTTATTATTTCTAAACTTCTGAAATTGGATCCGTTGATTATGACATTAAACTCAACTAATGCGCTTTCCGCAGGAACAAGAGAGTTTTGTATGTACATAAAATATTTTATTGCTTTTTCTGTACTAGTGTTATAGTTAATTACATCCAAATATCCACTGCTCATGCCACCAGTACCTGAAATAGTTCCACCAGTATTACCAGTGGGAACAGTTATAGATCCATTCTTTACTCTATAGAATCCAGATTTGTTGGTTGATTGTAACTTAAGAGCACCAGAAAAATCATTACTTTCCACATTTATAGTGATATTCTTATCAGAAGCGGTTATTGTCTTGCTATCAAGAAGAATATCAGAATTAAACTGCACTCTTGTCGATCCAGATGTTGGGATGGTAGAAAGTCCAGTTGCACCAGAAACAAGTATCAAGTTTCCTGTAGTGTTGTTTGTAATGATGCCTGTATTGTTGCCGTCAAATCTAAAAGCACAATAATTTGTATTTGATACACCAGTTACTCTGACATCATAACCAGCCGCTGCTGTTTGTATTGCTAGGTGTTTGTTTACGGCCGAAGTTCCTATCGTAACTATACCGCCCACACCACTTTCTAATAATATGTGTTTTGCTGTGGTTGATGTAGAAAGTGCAGTGATGCTTAGTGTAGATGCTGTCTTAATGCTGGGAGAAGTTCCTCCTATAAGAACTGCTCCTCCTCTCAGTGGAGTCAATCCCAAATCTACAGAAACAGATAATTCGCCCGACGCCGCGCAACCTATAGTAGGAACACCTGTACCAGAAGGACCAGAAGATATTGTGAAATGTCTGGTGTTTCCAGAAACAGAAGAAAATGCTAGGATATTGCTTCCTGTTCGTGTAAAACTAAATGTAGATACATCCAGATTACCTCCCAAAGAAGGAGCAGTGTCAGAGGAAACAACTGTCTGACTACTTATTGTGAAAGTAGATGTACCCGATCCTGCATCATGTGTCGGAACAACTGTGGTTCTTGCTCCTGCTGCTACTGAAAGAATATGTGGACCATTTCCTGTTACGGCAACATTTGTGGATCCGTTGGAAATGGTAGTATAATATGGCAAACCGTTAGTCGTACTCGCAACCTGTCTGAGTGTTGCGCTGCACAGAGAACCGTTGGCCTGTCTGTATAGAAGAGAGTTTACATTCAGTTGCAGATTTGCAGCAAGATGTCCCTCTACTCCATTTCTTTCTGTCGGATTAGCAGTCGTGGAGCCATTGAATGTAGCAATATTATTTGCTGTTTTTATAGATCCTGCTGGCATCAAACCGAGATCGTAATCTATTCTGATGTTATCACCATTTAAAGTTGGAACTAGATCTATGTTCTCATATGAGGTAGAAGTAATAGGATCTACTAGATTAACTAGACCTACAGTAAAACTGGCAGGATTGTTTAGTTGGACATCTGTTTCTATATCAGTAGCAGTTATTCTCGTCAATCCACTGGTAGCACCACCAAGTGAATTTATGGTGTAAGTATTAGTAGAACCCACTCTGGTTATACTGATGTTGGTTCCTTCTTGTAGAACGAATGTTTCGTTCAAAGAACTTGCTGTTATTAGAGAACCAGATACTTCAGAACCAGCAGAGTTGTTTATCTTTATGCTCTTGAAGTAGTTGCTGGAAGTCAATCCAAGTATTTGCTTGACTTCAGTGGAGGTGAGGGACTTGATGTTCTGTCCTGAAAGTCTACCGAGGATTTGGTTTTCACCGATTAGGAGATCCACTGGATTTGGATCATCTGTGTTATTTACGCTTGCTTTGACTGTGTTTACTGGCATATTTGCAAGCATATCATTCGTTATAGACTCTGGTTTGATGTAGAAAACCAAACCAAGATTGGTGCTTACATCCACTCCAACAGCGTCACTATCATCTATTTCTATTACACCAGCGGTTTCTCCTGTGGTGAAGAAATTTCCAGTTCTTGTGTTTATTATGTTCTGGAAACCACCAGCAGTATCGGCAGCATCTATACGAATAGCGATCTTATTGTCGGGTGCTCCAGTATTAGTTTTTGTCAGAGTGATATTATCTCCCTGAATGAAAACCAGTTCTCCTGCTTTACCATCAGCAGTTTGAGATTGTATTACTGATCCACCAGTATCATATAAGAACCAAGAGTTAAACAGATTAGAGTTTTCTTCCAAGAAACCTGTTGGAGATGCACCTAATATGCTTCTAAGTTCTTCTCTACCCAAAGCAGTTATATTGGATATTTGACCAGTTTCGTCAACCCATCTACCAAACACATATCCCGCTATTTCTGTTGGTGGTGCCCATGCAAGAACACTATTTCCAGATATACTCTGAATGGTTGTGTATTCTGTACTGGTTTCCTGATCTGTATAGATCTTGGGATCACCAATATCACCAGTTCCAGTAACAACATATGGCAGTGATGACAATCTATCAAGTGGATCAAAAATATCAATTGGTCTTCCGCTGGATTGTGCTCCCTTGATGCTGAAAGGAACCATATCATCTAGTTTATTATTAGTAATAGAACCATCAGCGGGAACAGATAATCCAGTTGCTTCGAACAGAATATCATTATTACTGTTTGATGTTATGCTTATACCCGTTCCAGAACGCAGATAAAGAACATCGTTTGCACTTTCAGCCTCTAGAGTATAATCAAGTTCGTTTGTATTTACTCCTATAATCTGTACAGTGGAGTATCCGTTTGCGCCGTTGATAAAGACAGTATTTCCACCTGGTGCAAAAGTTTGAATACCATTTTGACCAACGATAGTTGCAGTATCTTCTCCCGAAGCAGTAATAATACCAAAATCACCCTGTATTACCTTGAAGTAATCTGCTTGAGACAAAGAAGCAGCACTTATTTCGATTTCATTATTTGTATTCTTTTCTATAGTGATGTTTGCGCCTGGAATAAGTGTCAAAGTATCACTGACACTATTTGCATCCACAAGTGCTCCACCAGAAATCTGCACATTTGCAAAAGAAGGACTTGAAGAGGACGAAGACGAAGTAATAAGACCAACAGTGGTTGCATAAGCAAACATAACTGGTTTCACCAGTCCCGTCGTTGGTTTGGTTGTTGTCATTTTACCAGGCAAAGTCTGAGAAAGATAATACAGAGAACCAGAGGTAAGTCCTGTTGTATTGAACAAACCTGTCAAAGCAATCCATATTTTGCCACCAGAAATACGCTCAACTATACCGAATATTTCCGAGTTAGATTCACTATTTGCTTGAGAGCGGACAAACTGCGAAGCGTTCCATCTTACAACATCACCCACTACTATAGAACCATCATATGATGTGGAGGTGAATCTGTTTGTGAACTTGTAATCGACAATACCATTCGTATTGGTCAACGGAACCTTGTGTTCTGTGTAATCTGAACTCGTCAGGAACTGAGTGGAGTTCTGAATATCTTCGATGTATATTCTACCACCAACATTAAACAGAACATAACTACCACCACTATCGTATTTTCCATAAAATAGAGGTGTTCTGGCTCCAGAGTTGGTTATGTAAGAAACATCAAAAGCATTAGTTGAGTCTATTGCTCTAAGAGTGATGCTTTCGTCCGTATCTGTCGTTATGATTTCTGTGGTTCTTGTACCGAGAAGCATATTGATCTCGGTATTTGCCTGAGTTGCACCTTTTGGACTGAAGTTAAACTTTGCATATGTGGATCCAGAGGGACCTTCCGACACAAATGCCTGATCATAGGATAAACCGATATTCTGATTGGTGTACCAAGCAAGAAGATCACCACGATATACCAGAGAAGGATCCTCATCCAGTGCGTCTATTCTGAACCCCACCGACGATATGGCAGATCTTGCTGTTGAGGAAACATTACCGATCTTGATTGAACTTGCTTTTAGATGCGTATTGGAAGAATCTACAGTGAAGTTTGCGGTTGATATGTCAATAGACGAAGAACCACCACCTACAAAATCGTGATCTCCTGAAACCGTATATGGGAGAATATTGGTTGCTTCTACTCTTCTGAATGTTTCACAATCAGTAGCATCTGTGGTGATATTTGTGCTATTAGCAAGTTCTATAATATAGTTGTCTTGTTCGTCTGGTATTGTTTTTTCTGGTAGGTTTTGTATATCCAGAGTCAAAGATACATTTGCATCGTGACGAAGACCACAACCAACATTTACACTAAGAACAGCAACACCATCGGTTATTCTGGTTACAGTTATACCAGGTCCAGCAGCAACATCATAGATGTTCAAAGGATTAAGTGCTTCAGAAATACTGTTGGTAGTTTCCCACCAGTTGTAGAAAGTGTCACTCAGTTTTAGTGGTTGGATTGGATCAAAGAGCGTGCTCATTTAAGTCCTCTATTTAACAGTTCTTTTAGCATTTTATTCATTTCGAACAGATTGTTTTTTAACTCTCTTACTTCTTGTTCCATTTTTATGTATCTTTGCTGATCTTCTTTTCTTTTCTTAGCAGCAATATAACCCGCCCTGTTTGTTGACAGTATGGCTTTACTATGTCCATCTCTAATGATGTCTGTTCTGTTTTCGAATGGATATTTCATAGGACTGCAATTGCTCTGAGATCTCTTATTTTTGGAACATTCCAAGGTTGATCACTATACAGACACACCTTAATGCAGAAACGATTAAATGGTGTTTCTGTATCGTTTAACATAGAGAACTCTACTTCTCTGAAATCATTTGGATTGTCTGTGTAATATGTATCGAAATTAGTAACATTTGGCGTCAGTGCAATATATGAGTTTGAGTGGAAATCATCGGTATTTTCACTGTCCTGTACTTTGGCAAAAACTTGTATGTTTGTTCCTATTGGTTTATTGATAGACAGAGCAACTTTCATATTGCTGGAATCGAAACCATCCTCCAAAGTCACCACGCGACTGATGTATCTTGCTCTAGCAATACCTGTGCTGATGGGGACGAATGGATCAAGTTCACCGTTACTAGAAGCATCATTACCTTCTACCAGATTCTTCACTGCAAACAAACTAAGGGATTGTAGATCTATGATGGGAGATACATCCTTGTTTGTTGTTCTTGCATTTATGGTGAGGTTAAATGGAACCACGGTTGATGGTGAACCAGTTCTTGTTCCATATGAATATGTGCTTCCCAGTTCTACATTCGTATTTGGCTCAACAACAATATTAGGCGATACTCCGCCAACAAGTGGCGTGATGTTCACATTCCAAGAAGCACGACATGAGTTAAAATCGACATATTTACTGTTGATGTTGAACAACTCGAACTGATTATCGGTTTCTATACTTTCATTCACCAAAACCATCTGATATGATGTATTTGTAGCAAATTCGCATTTATTGAGTACCATCATCATATCGGTGTTCTGGTCTGCACTCCAAGTGCTTGCATTTGCCGATGTGAAGAAGACACCCACATATGGTTGATTTGTCACCTTTGTGTCCGAATCCAATATAAAATCACCAAGAGTTGCTACGAAAATTTCATATTCACTTGTGTCTCCCTTAACTACCAGTGCGTGTTCGCCTGGTGGGAGATGGACAGGCATATTAAATGCAAATGTTGTTTTCACTGAAGCATCTTCGGATACTTGTATTTCGCCTGGTAGTTTGATTACTTTTCCGCCTGGATATATTCTAGTGGAATCTGGATAACCATTAACGACTGGTCTTATTTGTATCTGTACTGGTATTTTTGTAGTATCTTCTGGTTTTCTTGCAAAATAAAGATCAACGCTGGATAAGAAAATACCCTCTGGATGTTCAGCAGAATCCACAAAGAATGTCTGTGCAAGAGGATCATTTTGTCTTGTCTGCACAACTATGGTGGATGAACTTTCAGTGAAAATGCCAGTATTGTTGATATTTCTAGTTTCGCTGCTCTGTATTGGATCACTGATTTGGAAGTTTCTGGTTGTTGCTATTGTTTCTTCCATTTCGGTTCTAAGTCCACTGGCACTATAGACACCAAATGCATAGGTGGATGCTCTTTCTTTATTGTTTCGTGGATCGCTTGTGATTTCGAACTTACGATCACCTACACGGAACATACCATCTGGCATTCTGAATTCTATGAAAATGTTTCCATTAATATCTGTTTTTAGATTTTCTGGGGCAGCGGTTGCAAAATGTACACCCGATGTTCCTTGTGCAAGTTCTGAGCCTGGATAATCTATAAGTTGTTGTCCAGCAGATATTGCAAAAAGATTCGGTACTGATGTATACCTGTAGCAATACTCTTCTACATTCACACCATCAAAGAAGACATAAACTCTTGTAGAAGGTTTCATGCCTTTTGCCATTATCTTGATGTTGTTTCCTCTCATATATGGAATCAGTCGAACATCTACGACTCTATCTCCCAGAGAAATATCCGTGGTGGATGTAGAAAGAGTTCTGTTGATTCCATTTCTTATTTGTTCAAGTTGCTCGTCTACCAAGAAGGTATTTATTGTTATGTTTTCCAGAGTTCTCTGATCCTGTCCAGCACCACTACCACCGTGAGCATGACCAGGTCTTACAAGATGCCAATCTTCTAAGACATTAGTGACTGTTTCACTATCGACAAATGTTTTCGTACCTGTTCTCGATAATGTTTCCCATTCTCCCCACTGTGTTCCGAATGGAGCGAGGTTGTTGTTATTAAAGGCAGACACCATCAGATTCCAAGCATCGTTTTCACCAGCCAGATTTACATTTACATCTGGTCGTTTTGTCGTGGAAACCCAGTTGTCTATAGATGGAGTCATTTCTACGACACCTTCATACTGAATGGTGTCGTGTGGTTGGACTGTTATTGCTCTGGTTGCAAGTGGTTGTGCAACAAAAATCACTTCGTCATATGGGAACATAAAGACATCAGCAAAAGTTCCAGATCTTTGTGAAGAATAACCTTCGAATGTTGTTGAGCCAGATGGGTTCTTTATAAAGTTGTTGCTATATGTTCTGAAAGGAGGTCTAGCATATCTGTTGGTGAAATCGACGGATATGTTGTAATCTCTATTCGTAACATCACCTATTCTGTGTCCTTCGAATGTATCGACAAGAATACCATTCTTAAATCTATCATTTCCATTAGCATCCAGAACAAGCATATCCTCTGCTTTCTTTTCCAAGATAGACAGAGTAGTATAATATTCTAGTTTCTGTACTCTCTTTTCTATCTTACCAATATCACGCATAGTGTATCTGCGGTTGTCGATCATCTTGGTCTTGATGCTAGATGGACCAAACACAAATGGATCCTTTTCTAGCAGATAGAGAGACATGGAGTTTGGTATATCAGATGGATATTTTGGTGATAAACTTGGCTTACCGTACAGTACCTCAAACTTACCATCTCTGGTCAAAATAAGTTTATCTCTTCTTGGTAGATAATAACTTGTCTGAATTTCATCTGCCCAGTCGATATGTGGAGTGATTTTACCTTCCAAGTAGAAATCATCTGTAGATTGTAGATTGTTTGGTCTAAAATCAATAAAAGCAGATTCGTGAACAAGATCACCAGTGTTCTTACTGTAATAGAAAGGAATGTCAGAGTTGGATACAAGTTCATTCGATGCATCAACGAACGATTCTCTTACAGAAATATTAGACGAGAAATCATCAAACTCATAATATTCATAAGTTATTTTAAGAGATATTGTGAGTGGATCAGTGTTGTTTCCGAACAAACTACCTTCCACTTCAGTTCCATTTGGTTTGACATAAGCAGAACCGAGTACTAGTTTTGGTTTTGAGATTTTCTGATCAGTAGATCCACTGTCCAAAACAAACGCATATGTTATATTTTCTCCACCCTTGACTATGTTTCCAGCAGTATCAACAGCATAAACGGTAATCACCGAGTTAATGGATCCAGGCTTATAACCAGAGGGCATAGTAGCACCCATAAGTTCCATATAATACTGCTTTTTGGTGCTGTCGGTTGTTCCTAGTACAAAACCAGTTATTGTTTCTGTTACTGTCTTTAGAACTTTCTTTCTGATGTTTGTAGTGTTGAATGTTCTTGCTGTCTTTGCAAAAAGAATAATATTCGCACCTTCAGTGGCAAGGGCAACGGGTGAGTGGATTATCAAAGAACCACTTTCTTCGTTGTGAGTAAATCCTAGTTGATTTAATGCGTAATCGGGTGTCGCTGTTTCTATAAGATTGTATGTAAGACCACTATCAGCATTAACAGCAAACCAGTTGATATTTGGATCTGATGCCAAGAACTTATCGTTTGTTCCTGCTTCCTCACCGACATTCCACGATAGTGCTGGTGTAGAAGGATTGTCGAAGGTGTGGGTGAAGATCTTCTGCAACTCTACAGTTACTGGTTGCATCAGTACATTCTCAAAAACTTTTCCTGTAGGAATCTTAAAATATAACTTATCTTTAGATGGTTCGAATATTATTGTTTTCTTGGTGGATATAGTTTGGGAAGCACCAGAGAAAGATTGTTCTACTGTTCTTCTGCCAGTATTAGTTGCGATATTCACTATTGTTTTTGCTGCATCATTTTCTGTCTGATAAACTATATTTGTTATATCACCAAATGTCGAGTCTGCATCTGTCAACTGTGTATCAAAAAGATAATATTTGTATAGAACAGATGCTTCTGAGTTTATTGGTGATGGACCCAAACTGACTCCTCTTATTCTAGTTGTGCCTACAGTAATAGAGAGAGGACTTTCATCTTGTTTGATAAAAACATCTTTATTATCACTGAAGAACACATTTGCTCCAGTTACATCATAAGGCCAGGCTTCTGCCTGTCCACCAGTAAAGGACAACAGTTCCTCTGGTATAATCTTTCCGTTGTAAAGGAAGTCACCAACTGGAATGTCTGGTAGACCACCTACTCGGAAATCTTGCAGAGCCTGGAACTCGTTGGTGTCTAGATAATCGCCTGGTTGTCCAGGTCCGACTCGATCTATTCTAGCAACAAGAATCATAGGTCCTGCTGGTGTTTTTGTCAAATCTGGATATTCCCAAGAAACCACTGTCGCTGAAGCATAATCATAATCAGCACTGGATCTTATCTGGTATATCTTGGAGTTGGGGGTGTAGTTGCTGGCAACATCATAAGGTATGCTTCTTGACAGAGTTTGTGCAAGAGTTTCACCACCAGTTTCCCAGTTTGCATTATAGTCTTTATTGTCGTATAGATTGTCTACATCATGTGATATGTTGATCAATCTGCCTCTTTTTACTTCAGCAAATTTAGTATCTGATGTAAAGGATCTATTACCCCAAGCAATATAGGTGGAACCTTGTAGTTGGTATATGGGTCCAAATCGCATCTCGAATGGTACATTTACATCGCATTCATCAATATAAAGAGCACTCTCGTCCGCAACGAAAGCGTATGGAATTGCTTCTATTTGTCTGGCTTTACCTGTAAGAGCATCGAAATTGTCCCAAGAATATTGAAATACCGTATTTGGAGTCAAAGTGACATCTATCTGAGTGAAAGCATTTCCGTTCTCGGAAAACTCCACTCTTTTGAAGGTATTTGCAAAAGAACCGACATCAAATCTAAAACTAGAACCTATTCTGTATCTGAAGCAAGGATTTCCATTTGCTGCCTCAAGAGCAACCGATTCGATGTAATATGAAGTAGTGGTGCTTTCGTAAGCGGCGACTTCAGTGGCTCTGCTTCCATCTCCAGCAGTTGTATATGGTACAGAACCAGTTTGTAGGTGAACATGAGGGAAAGAAGCGGGATCGCCTGTTCCTTGAGTTGTCAGTGCAAACATATAACCAGTTGCGACCACTACACCAGAATTAGGACCACCGTCTGTGTATCTTCTGATTTGTACTGGGGTGGTTACTCCTGTGCCTGGAATATCTCCATAACCATATGGAAACGGAATAATAGTTGTTGCTTGATCGGATGTAAGTTGATTTTCCAGTATTGTCTGGAAACGATAAACACCTTCCAGAGAATATATTTGCTTTATGCTGCTTCCCCAAGAAGTAGATGTTCCACCAGCAGTATCTTCTTGATAAAGAACACCGGCATCAGAACCCGAAGAAACAAAAGTTCCAGTAGATACTTTGATATATCCTTCAGATTTATTTGTACTATCACCAGCAACCCATCGCAAACAGTGACCCTGAGCAGTGATTTCCCCCAAACTATTCAGTTGTTTTATCAGATATTTCGACTGAGAGGAATAACCATCAACAAATCCAATACTTGAGGATTTATTTGCGTTTGGATCGTATGCTTGCAGAAAATCAGTATGATCTGTTCCCTCGACACCCGCTTGCTCCAAAAATGATGCCTTCACTACATTATCGACAATATCGGAAACGATATGCATTCTGTGTGTAGTGCTGCTCGATAGACCAGTAACATAGTTGTACGGAGCAGTTCTACCGTTGCAAGCAGTAATTAGTGGTGGTTCTGTTGAAGCGTAGTAGTCGGAATTAAAGGCCATGTTGATCCCTGTTTATTTGTATTTAGTGCTTATTAGATGTCTTCTACAAAAATGACACTTTCGTATTTTCTGTCAGTCTCAGTTATTCCTTTTATATATTTGGAAGCACCAGACGACCAAAGTTTATAAGGACTCCAAGAGTATATTGGCGCTTCTGCTGTTATATTATCACCTTCTTGTATCACCAATATGAACAGATCATCACTATTGAGTTTAAACTTTGGCAATCTTTCCCAATCTATGACTGCTTGCACTGTATCTTCGGCAAAAGAACCAACAACATAGTTTCCTAGAAGATTGTAAGAATCTAGAAGTATGTCCTGCTGTGCTTTAGAGTCATTATCTCTTTTTTCATATTCTGCATTTGTTGGATAGTAGTTTTCGTACTCGTATCCATACACATATGCTTTTCCTGGCTGAACGGAGAGAACCATTTTAGATGTATCTCCCGCTGGCAAATCCTGTGGAGAATATGTTCCCGAAGGATCAATATTATAAGAACGCAGTTTTACTCTTAGATTTTTTGCTGTAGTGGTTCCTGGCTTCATATACAAAAGCAAACCATAGCCAAAAGTATCTGCTTCCGAATTAAAAGATATTCTTTTTGGACTCTTAGATTTCATGCGTACCAACAGACTGTTGGTGTTTATTTCCGATTTAGTTTCCTCGTATGGAACTATAGACAACACTTCCAGAACAGCATATTCATTAAAATCGAAACCTGTTTCAAAAGGATTGATGCCTGGTTGACTATAAACATAAGAACCTACAACAAAATCTACATCTTGCTGATCTAAAACCAAAACTTCGTAATAGTCATTTCTGTAGTGATTCTTGACTTCCACTTGGAAAGGACGAACAGTATACGATCCAGATTCGTCATATGTTCTTCTTGCAAACAGTTCCATTATTTCGGAATAGTTTGTCAGTCGTCTTATCCAGTCTGTTTTTCCATTTACCATTCTTGCCAGTTGGATAAAATCAGAGTTGGAATAGTTTTCTACATCCAAGGATTGTTTGTCAAAAGTAAGTTGACTGAGAACCAAATCCACGGTATATCTGTCTGCGCCTGGTGCATTTGCGTTGTAGAACCCACTGGCAGGATCTCTCAAAGTAGTATCGTCGTTTGCAGTAACAACACTTTTATTTGCAGTAAATCCTATTCTTACAGTGGGATATGTGAATAGACGAACATTTGCTTCAGATACATCATACAACTGACCATCTTCCGAGAAAGCGGTATTGGCATCATCTGGATTGGTGGAATCGTAATATGGTGCTAATATCTGATTGTAGTTTTTGACAAAAAGACCATCTAGGTAAAAAATACCATCATCTACCGATACTAGATTTGCTGTACCGAAAGGAGAAACGGCATATACTCCAGATAGTTCGTCTTTTGTTGGATTTATGACTCTGAAATAAATCTCTTCGTTCTTTACTTTGAGAATATCTCTTACACCAATACCATCATCGGAGCCAGTTAATGGCATGAAAAACAATACATTATAGTTGTCGGTAGAACTGTAACCAGATGGAGCATAATGTAGCATCAAAACAGTGGCACTGGGATCTTCCTCGTATTGGGAAGTATTACTGTCATATTTGTAAACTTCCAGTTGTTTCTTTTCCACTACTCCCAATATCTGATTGGTTTGTATTTCTCCATCATATGATATTTGAGTTCTGACTATTCCTTGTAGATAAGAGTTGGTGGTTGTAGTGGAAAGAACACCAGCAGAGGAAGAAAGGAATCTCTCCACACGAATGTAATTTACTGGTGATATATTTACCTTACCGCCTAATATCTGCGAACCATCTACGAAGATATGATCAGCAAACTTGGCAACCTGTGATTGTAGAATACTCTGTAGTTGTGTCAGTTCTCTTGCTTGGACGGCATAACCAGGCTTAAACAATACCTTGAGAAAGTTTTTTGTATCCTCAAAATCATCATAGTATGGTGTATTTGACTGTATCTCTGGGTGCTTATAAGGCATATTTGACTCCGATTAGAACCCCAACAGAGTTCTTGTTGTAAATATTGTATTACTGGCTAATGCCAATTCCTCTATGTTCTGTATGTATAGGACACTTCCACTGTATTTATTTACTATTATATCATCGTATGTGGTCGCCGTTTGTTCGACAGATACGGATACACCCGTATTACCAGCACACAAATTGTCGTACAATTCTATGTCTTTAACAAATGGATCAATAACACACATCAGATCATCACCGACATCAAAAGATCCCTTTTCGGAAATGATGTAGAGATAAGCAGTAATATCCGAACCAACTACTTCTCTTTGTCCCACAGATACGATATATGCAGAAGCAGCGTCAACTGTGGTGTTGTCGGTTATTGTTCTTGGTTCCCTGTACAGATAAGATCCAACTGGAACTATGGAGTTGTCAAAAGTGCTACTGTTTGTTTTGATCAGTTTTATTTTTTGTATTACGGATGTTCGTATATTTGCTGGTGTATTTGTGGGTATTATGGATTGTGTAAGTCCATAAACGCTACGAGGAGCATATACAACAGAAAAATCATTACTTATACCCTGTTCGGTTTTATTTACAAAAACTATTCTTTCACCGAGCGCAACGGATCCATCAATATTCAGTTTTGCTTTTTCGAAGTCACCTTTAACATCACTTATTTTAAGATTGAACAATCTAGGATTTGTTGGATTTATAGTCAACTGATCTACTTTGGCACTGGAAAAAGTGTCAGCACCTATTATGTGTGTGGTTTGTGAATTCAGTGTGGTTGAGTTAAAATCCAAAACGGAATTGTAATAATAATTGTCACCCACTATGGTGGTGCTGGGTTCTACCAACATCGTCATATCGTATTGCTGATAGTTTGCAGGAACCACATAATCCTCGTTTGTCATTATATTTTTAATAATACCATACTGTCTTATGCTTCCACCAACACCAAAATATCTTTCGCCGCCCTGTGCAACATCTGAGTATTTAAACTCTTTTCTTATCAAGAGGTGTCTGGGTCTGAGTTCAGATATGATATCGAATCCATATCCCCCAGATGGAGGAATAACAACAGAAATCTGCACATTTGGACCTGCCATGAAATAAGCATTCGCAAAATTGTAATCAGTACCACCGTTGATTATGTCTATGGAACTAAGAACATTACCAGAAAATACTGGTATTGCTACTGCCCCGTAACCATTACCTACTATATTGATTTTTGGAAGTATAGAATATCTGTCTCCAGTTTCTATATTATCGTTGGTTCCGTTGTCTGGGTATATCTCACAGAGTTCTATTGTTGCTGTGTTTCCTGAAACGGTGTATGTTTTTATTGTTCCTACTCGTCCACTATCAAAATAAACAACATAATTGTTATTGTAGTAATTGGAGGATGTTGCCAAATCGGACAACAAGTTCACCGTAAAAGTCAACTGAGATACGGTGCTTACTGTGTGTGTGGAATTTAAACTAGGATTGACTAAATCCGTATACTGGGGGGAAGAACCATCTATGGTTATTTTTTCAATAAATCCATTAGCAGCATCTAACTTTACATCGAGAGCAAGTGCTCTTTCATCTGTATAAGACACGCTTCCTATTTCTACTATGGGCATGAAACTCTCAGTTATGAACTTTTCCATTTGTTCATTAAATGCGTACATAAACTTCCAGACATAACCATCGGAAGTTCTGATTTCTTGTGTACTTGTTCCCTCTGGTTTACTGGTAGAAGCAGCACCATTATTATTAGACAAACACATATAAACTCTGTATTCGTTGTCTTCTATAGTCAAGACATAATATTGTTTGTCAGAAAGATCAATATCATCTTCGTATTGATCATAGATCACTCCAGATGTCCAATTATATCTTTCCACCACCAGGCATACATCAGAAGGTAGTATGTGACTATAAAACAAAGAGTTTCTCTTTGCTTGGTTTTCTTCTTTAGCAGAATCTACTATTTCAGGAACAATACTTTCGTCTTCTCTCGACTTAACACCACCATAAAAGATATAATACTTATCCACAGATCTTGGATCTGTTAAACTTTTAAAGAATTCCTTTACAAAAGAAGATTTGATTGCGTTTGTAAGTAATGCCATTATTCTTCGTTCCTTATATTTGCATCTCAGTCAGCGACGGCAAGATCTTGTATCTGAAGATCAAAAAACTGTTCAATAGATCCATTTGTATTATTTATGAGAACACTTGGATGAGGGAACACTACCCAATACAAGTATCTTTGATCCCAATCTGGAATAAGAGCAGAAACATTTGCGTAGTTTTCGAAATACGCACCACCTATATCTGTAGTTTCTGGAGCACTTCTGGAATCGTGTATAAAATATCCATCACTGTCTGGTGGAATGTCCCGACTCATATTCACACCAGTAGGAAACAAATCTATATCCGTGTTTCCATCCAAAACAGTATCACGAAGATTGACATCTCCATTTATTCTGTATGCAATATAGTTTCCAATATAGTACGAAACGGATGCAAGTATATCTGTCTGGTAGTCCTCCACCGTAGGAGCAAGTGTCATTCTTTCGGTGATTATCTGAGATCCGAACAACTTATATCCAGCAGGATGCACTGTTCTTTTTATGACATCCTGATATGCAGTTAAAGGTAGAGTAGAAACTATCTCATACGAATGTGTTTGGTAGTAATCATTATCCTGAATGAAACTTCTATCACACAGAATACCATTATTGCTAGTATAATAACCTTCATAACTGAAGAAAATGTCAGATGTAGCAACTCCACTAAATCCAGTTCCGTTATCAGTTCTCACCTGTATTTCGTATCTTCCAGACAAAGATTGTTCATAGTTTGCTCCAAAATTCACTATGATAATTTTTGTAATCTGTCCTAAAGGACCTGGTTTATCGACCTTACCTATAAATCCAACACCTTCTGCAATCTGACCTTCTATTGGTACTAATCTTACTCTATCTCCTTCGGCATAGTTAAATCCGCCATTTGTTATGTCTACGGAGATTATACCCAGTGTCAGATAATATGACAATTGTTCTTCTGCATCATCTATCACAACATCACAGAGGATAGGAGAATCTTGATCAAAATCACCTATAATCTCTGTCAACTCCAATTCAGCAATATTGTATGGAGATTGCTTATAAAGAACACACGAAATAACTCTTGCAGAAACTATGACATTTCCTTGATCATTGACCTGATAAATGGTGTTTCCGATCATAGATCTGGGTCTGTCGTCATTCAGTGCTATTATCTTTACTGTCTTCTTTTCCTTCCAGACAGCACCAGACACAACGAACATATGTTCTCTGGGATAATAAAACTCAACATCTTGATCGAACAATATTCTGAAGATAAAGTTAAAAGAATTCTGAGTACCCTTTGATCTATAGAATTCACTTGATCTCTTTATAAGAGTTTTCAGATTAAGAGGTTTGCCTGTTTGTAGATCGTATGTAAGTTCTTTTGGGAAATCGGGAACAAATTGTCTTCTGAACCTATCAAGAAAAAATTCCTGCGTAGTGTCTACATTAGAAAATTCGTATGAGGAGAAAGGAACCAACTTAGGATCATTTGATGTTTCCAGAAACTTATAATATTCTTCTATAAATGACACAAAGACTTGGTAATCGTTTTTTATGAACTCTGGAATCTGTGAAGGTAGTATGGATGAAAGTTTATTTCTTATCTGTAAAACATCATCGTTTGTATAAAAATACAACTTTGTTTCCGAACCTACTATCTTTTTGTTGTATTTGTTGACAAGATAAGCAACAATAGTGTGTTTACCTTCAGCCAATGAACTTACTTCAAACCTACCCTTTAATTCAGTTTTTTCATATTTGGTAGCATCGACATAAAACACTACCTTTTCGGTGAATTTGGAATTCTGAGAAACTTCATATTCCACATACACCTTATCGGAGTATAGAAGCGTATCTTTGATTGGGCTGGTTATTGTAATCATCTGTTTCTATATGGGATTTGTGTTGTGTTTATAGTCAAAGATCTAGAACTGGGATATTCGTGATATAGGAACATTTTTTGTTTTGCTACAATATCTCTTTCATATGGCACAGCAAACAATACTATGGGGAAACCATCAACTAAAGAAGATGGTTTGAATTTAGTAAGTGTGACCTTACCTGTAGAATAATCTATAGTTCCTATTTTTGCATTTATTACTATTTTTTCATTATCCAAAACATAATACAAAACTACATTTCCATATCCATCATCTTCCAACAAACAATCACGATCTACCGCTTCATTTGCAGTAGTATCAACATAACCAAAAACATTAGAAGTGAGCACACTCTTATAACCATCTTGTGGATGATACAACTGATTGTTGAATCTTATTTCATAGTTGTGCGGTTTTGCATCAAATATTGGAACAAATCTCTTTTCCAGAGATACACCTATATCGTTGCTTATTATGTTGTCGTTTATTGACTGTATTTTTGTACTTAGATCTGTAGCATAAAAATCTTTATCAAACTTATTAAGAGTTTCGTCAGTAAAATCGTATATCTCTCGGGTGACTTCTGCAACAAGATCACTCATGCCTGTGGGGAGATCTATTGGATCTACTTTGAGATTGACTGTAAGGTTTAGATAAAGTATCTCTGGATCTACGAATTCCACCAAAACACCTACAACATTTCTGGTAGAAGAAAGAGTGCTTATGATATTTGCTTTTTCTCCAGAAGAAAGTATAGCACCTGTTTTTGGTTTTACACTTACAAATACTCTTCCATATGCTGGTGGATCATTATCTTCCCCTCCCCAACAAATAACATCCTCTATTATTGGAAAATCTTTCAGAATAATATTTCTATAATCTTCTTTTGTAACTGCTCGTTCTTGAGTGACAAAGTTTCTTGTAGTATTAAATCGAATAGACTCTTTTGATTCTTCCTGAGAACCACCATTAGAAGGAACAACAGTCCTTATCGACACACCCGAGGCAGTTGGTATACTGAAATTAGATGTAGAATTTGCTATACCTACACCGTTTGCCTCTTCTCCAGAAGATTCTATAATCTCTATTCTTATGACATTTCCATCCGACAATCTTCTACCCAAGACACCATCACCGAAAATGAGTTCCAAGTATCCATCAGCATTTTCTTCCAAGAAGTAAATATTGCTGTCTTGTCGCAAAAGAGTAATATTTGTTGCTTCTGTGTAAGCAACAGTCTGGGTACTTGCTATGGACGACTGAACTGTTACTCTCAGAGTGGACGCATCGACATTTCTGTAAGGTATTACATATCTCTGGTCTTCTAGATCACCATCTACCAAAAATGTGTACTTTTTGAGAGAACCCTCTACAAACTCCACGGTTCCTGTGCTGAACTCTGTTGCTTCGCCGTTTTGATCATATTCGCTCACGGAAGCAATAACATCATCCAAAAGTATAAAAGAATAAGAAGATCCGTTATTTGATGCCAATATTCTTGTTCCCTTGGAGAAACCATCTTGCATGGTTTCTGGGGATCCAAAAAGTTCCACCAAAACTCTGGCAGATTTGATTGTTTTTGGTCTATAAGCAAAATGTTTTGCTATGGATACTATGGATGATCTTTTTATGGCACTATCCAAGAACATCTCGTTCACTGTCATATTATTATAAAATGCCTGATAATATGTGTTGTATGCCAAAATATCAAGAAGAATATTAAGCGCCGATCCCTCGAAGTTATATGAAGTAAACTCAGATTGAGAACGGAGATAGTTCTTTAGATTTTGTTTGATGAGGTCAAATTCGACCTCAGTTATTCTTAGTTCTTTTGTGTTCATCTGCTTCTGGTGACCTCTATATTAACTTCTTGTTTCGGGACATCTTCTCCCAATATTATGTAATATATTGTAATATTTAGTGTATTTTCTTCATTTTGTATAATTATGTCGTTTGCATTAACTTCTATTCTGGGTTCATATAGATTGAATAGAGTCAATAAAGTGTTTCTAACATCGTTTTCCAGAACATAGTTAAACTGATCAAACAATCTATTTGTTATATTTCCAGAAACAGTAGAAAATGGTTTTTCGAACATATTGAGAAGAACGAGCGTCTTGACAGATTGCTTGATTACATCCGCACCATTTTTAACAACGAGATTACCCGTCACAGGATGTGCCCTGAATGAAAAATCTAAATCAGTTATTTTTAAAGTTTTCTTCATTTCTATCCTTTTTTATATTTAGCACATCAGGCTTGTTTTCCACAGTTTGCTTTCTTATTTGTTGGAATCCATTTAGCGGGTGGACATTTAATAAAGGGAACAGGTAGATTTGGATTTACTGGTGCTGCTATATCTGTCTGCAATGGCAACTCTTGAGCGACAAAAAGAGTGTTTTCTTGTTGTACTTCCTTATTTGCCAATATCTCGTTTCCTGTAAATAACTTTATTCTCTGTAGCGCAGAAATACGAATTTCGTCTCTTGAGAAGATGTTTGTGGATTTCTTTCCTCCTATGAAGGAAGTATTCTCGGAATACATTCTCAGGACTGCTCCTTTATTTCTGGTATTTTCGTAAATACCAGCATCTATTATTATGCCAGCATAT